TATGGGTGACACTGCTTATGCCTTATGTCCTGATCCTGATACATGTAATAACCCAAAGTATAACGAATTAGTTTCTCTCTTTAACAAACGTTTTGATAAGAATGAATTAACTCAAGAATGGAATGAAACTTTTTTAGAAGATCCAATAAAGAGAGAAGATCTGTTAAAACTAGATAAAGAAGAACGGAAAGATCATTATCGTCAATTTATGATACAAAAATATAGAGATGCTGGTCAAATCCCAACTGAAAAAGCAAAACAAATGGTATTACGTGATATTATTGAACCTGAAATAGTTTCATTAGATTATGTTTTTGATGGATTACAATTTGGTGGTACTAAAAAGAAAACTGGAAAGAATAAAAGTAGAAAGAATAAAAGTAAAAGTAGAAAGAATAAAAGTAGAAAAAATAAAAGTAAAAAGAATAAAAGTAGAAATAATAAAAGTAAAAGTAAAAAGTATTAAAAGAATAAAAGTATTAAACCTTTTTACATTTCAAACGCCGATTAATTTTCTTCTAATTTTTTTAATCTTTCATCTACAATTTGTAGAATATTATAAATTGCTTCTAAATGTGTAACAAGTTCTTGGTCATAATATCTTGCTAATGGAACTGATTTAGAATATCTATTATTATTAATCGCAGTTTTCTTTTCAGTTAATAAATCGTTTATGACCTTAAAATTATGGTCTATTGATGTTTTTTTATCACTTTCATCTTTTTCTTTTTTTTGTTTTTCCAATTCTAATATTCTTAATTGTAATTGTTGTATTTCTTCGGTAACTAAACTCATGTTTAAATATAAATACTATTTTGTTTATTATTTATATTTCAATTTTATTATAAAATCGGCGTTTTAAATGTGCAAAGGTGTAAAAGAATAAAAGTATTAAAAGAAGAATGAAATAAAAGTATTAAAAGAAGAATGAAATAAAAGTATTAAAAGTAGAATGAAATAAACGTAACAAATAATATATTATAATTATAATATATGTCAATTAAATATACAAACGAATCACTCAAATTAGCAATAGATGATTATTACGATCAAGATATGCCTTCAAATATTGATATAAATACATGGGATACAAGCGAAGTAACTGATATGAGCGAATTATTCATAAATATGAATAATTTTAATAAACCATTAGATCGATGGAATACAAGTAAAGTTACGAATATGGCCGATATGTTTTATGAATGTACTCAATTTAATCAACCATTAAATTCGTGGAATGTATCACAGGTTACGAATATGGAAGGGGTTTTTTATGGATGTACTCAGTTTAATCAACCATTAGATAGATGGGATATTCAAAATGTTGAAGACATGAATTCAATGTTTTCCACTTGTACAAATTTTAATCAATCTTTAGACTCATGGAATACAAGTAAAGTTAATAATATGTATTCCATGTTTTCTAAATGTACTCAATTTAATCAACCATTAAATTCATGGAATACAAGTAAAGTTCATAATATGAGTTTTTTATTTTATGATTGTACCGAATTTAATCAACCTTTAGATAAATGGAATACTCAAAATGTTTCCGATATGAAGGCAATGTTTAGTGGATGTATTCGTTTTAATCAACCATTAAATTCATTTAATGTAAGTAGTGTTCATACGATGGCTCAACTATTTTTTGATTGTGAATCATTTAATCAGCCATTAGATAGATGGAATACTCAAAATGTTACAAATATGAATTCAATGTTTGCTAATTGTACAAATTTTAATCAATCATTATCTACATGGGATACGCATAATGTTACAGATATGACCAATATTTTTAATGGATATGATTCAATAGAAAATTGGGAACATCGTATTCCTCCACAAGGTGTTGCGTTTGAAATTCATAATGCGTTTAATCAGCATTATGCTTTAAATAAGAATAAGTATTTTGAAATTATCGGAAAACCTCCTGATTCTATATATACTTCAATAAATATTGTTGAATATATAAAACCAAAATTACTTGAATTAATTAAAAAAGTGTATCCAACAACTGAAGTTGTTAGTAAAACAGATGAAATGAATCAAATACTAAATACGATTAATATTGCCAGAGAATTGTCTGAAAAGCCCGATACAAAATTTTTATTAGGTAAAACAGTTGATTTTTTGGTTACCCAATCCAACGAATTCGTTCATTTTTATTTAGAGGCATTGAAGTATGATTGTTTAAATGCTTATTCAACGGGAACAGATAGGTCTAGTTGTGTGAAAGGAATGATTGAACGATTTTATTTAACTATAGGTGATACCGCTTATGCCTTATGTCCTGATCCAGATACATGTACTAATCCAACGTATAATGAATTAGTTTCTCTCTTTAACAAACGTGTAGATAAGAATGAATTAACTCAAGAATGGAATGAAACTTTTTTAGAAGATCCGATAAAAAGAGAAGAACTGTTAAAACTATCAAAAGAACAAAGGAAAGACCATTATCGGAAATTTATGATACAAAAATATACAGAGGCGGGACAAATACCGAATGAACAAGCAAAACAAATGGTATTACGTGATATTATTGAACCTGAAGTAATTGCATTAGATTATGTTTTTGATGGATTACAATTTGGCGGAAAAAAGTCTAGGAAGTCTAAAAAGTCTAAAAAGTCTAAAAAGTCTAGGAAGTCTAGGAAACTAGTAAGAAGAAATTCAAAGAAAAAATTACATTGTATAAGAAGAAAGTCAAAGAAAAAATTACATTGTATAAGAAGAAAGTCAAAGAAAAGATAGTAATTTTGACATATTACTATTATTATATCTAGACTCCATGATTTATTTTTACACCTTTTATCATTTGTAATAAACGCCCATTTTAGAGGGTAACAAATGTAAAATCAATAGTAGGAATTTCACCTACACAGATACATCATCATAATTTGATAAATATATTAAAAATATATTATAATATATTTATATTATGGGATTTTCTAATTGCCAAAAAGATTTTTTAAAAAATGTAAATGTTTTACCAGACGAATTAATTAGAGAAATTTATACATATGTTCCAAAAATAGTAAAGATTTGTTTAACAAAGAAAAACTATATACAAGATCATTGTTTAATGAAACAATATATAAATAAGCAAAATATAGAGAATTATTTTCGAGCAATGATAAGACAAGATAACAATTTTGTCTTTAAACAGTTGTTAGTTGAAAATAAGAATAAATGGTTGGATATGAAGAAATATTATTATAAAACTGGTATATATACCAATTATATAACCTTTATATACTCTTATGCAATTGAAAATGAATCTACTAAATGTAGACAATTATTTAATGATTTAATTCAAGAACTAGGTTTGAGTAAAAATCAACATAAAAAGAATATAATTAAATATATAAGATGGAAAACGTAAATATAAACAGTATATTAAATCGTGACGAAGAAGCTAGCAATATTAAGTCAATTCTAAAAGATTTTGAACAAAATAAGCATAATTTAGCAACTAAAAAAGGATTATACATTTATGGTGATCCAGGTTCAGGTAAAACTACTTTTATAACTAACATTCTCAAAGAATTGAATTATGATATTATTAAATATGATGCTGGAGATATTAGAAATAAATCAATAATTGATACTATTACAAAGCATAATATGTCTGATAAAAATGTAATGAGTATGTTTTATAAAAAAATACAACGTATTGCAATCATAATGGATGAAATTGACGGTATGAATAATGGAGATAAAGGTGGAATCAATTCACTTATTAAAATAATAAGACCAAAAAAAACAAAGAAGCAGAGACTAGAAGAAATAACGTTAAATCCTATTATTTGTATAGGTAATTACCATATTGATAAAAAAATTAAAGAACTTATGAAAGTTTGCCACGTAATAGAATTAAAATCACCAACAAAACCACAAATGTATTCAATTATAAATATTATAATGCCAACAATGGAAGATGAAAATATAAAAGGCAATATAATTAATTTTATTCAAGGAGATTTACGAAAACTTAAAACTATTTATGAATTATATAAAAGTAAACAGAACATATTAAATAACAATATTATTCAGAATATATTTTTAATGAAGTCTTATAATGATGATACAAGAAAAATTACAAAAAAATTAATTAATAATAATTATACAATTGACGATCATTTAACTATTATGAATGAAACAGATAGAACAATTGTAGGTTTATTATGGCACGAAAATATTATAGATGTATTAGGTAAAATTAACAAAAATGAGTCGGTTCCATTATATTTAAAAATATTGGATAATATGTGTTTTGCAGATTATATTGATAGAATTACATTTCAAAAACAAATATGGCAGTTTAATGAAATGAGTTCATTGATAAAAACATTTAAAAATAACAAAATATATCACGATGAAATATCTCCTAAAAAGAAACAAAATTTTAATCCACCAGAAGTAAGATTCACAAAGGTACTAACAAAATATTCAACGGAATATAATAATTCTATTTTTATTCAAAATCTATGTCAGGAATTATCAATGGATAAAAATGATATGTTTGCTTTCTTTTTAGATCTTAAAAGTAAACATACTGATAACGAGATTGTGTTATTATTTGAAAATTATAATATTACAAAATTAGATATTAGTCGTATTTATAGATATTTGGAAAAATATACAAAGGAAAATGCTCCAGAAACAGAAGATGTTTTATCTGATGAAGAACCCGAGGAATGTTAATAAGTATTCTATTAATTATTTTATTAATTTAATTTACAAAATATATTTATAATTGTAAATTAAATATATTTTGTAATACATTTTGTAAGGTTATAGGTTATAGGTTATAAGGTTATAGATTAGTCATATTTTTTCTTGAAAACAAACATTTTTCATACCAAATTTCCTTTACATCTGGTCCAACAGTTGTAAAATGATGATTTTCATATTGTTCTGGAGTATCATAAAACAGTATAATAGGGTTCCTTCTACCAGAACGACCAGTTGAATCAATCACCTTAAAATAGATATCCTCATTCTTACTTCCAACCAGATGTGGATATCTCTCACCCGTCACTGCATTTCTAATTCTACTACCTTGTTGACCTGAACCATAATTTTCAATAGTTATTTTCTTGTGAAATTTGCCATCTCTCCATGTATTATTAAATAGAATAGAATATTTTTCATAATTTTTGTCGGCATTTCTTCCCATCTCTGTCAATTTCAATTTCATTTTATCACCAAGAGATAATTCATCAACAGTTTCTATTAGTTCGTCGTAATACATTGTTATACTATATTATAATAATGTATTATAGCTTTAAATTGTTTAACAAATATATTATTATGAAACTATTTTTCCACACTTATAATCAGCTAGATCTATAGTAAGCTGTTTAATTTTTTTAAAAAGCTCGTTAATTAGTATATTTTTATTTTCTATTTTTTTATCATATTCAATACGAATATTTTCAATATCTTTATTACCAGGTTTATAAATTGTTGTTAATAGCTTCTGTTGTGCCTCTAACATTTTATTATGTTCTACTATCCTTTTTTCTCTTTCATCTTCCATTTTTTTCATTTGTTCTAACAACTTGGGTTTATATTCAGGTTTTCCAGGTTCATAATCTTCTAATAATTTATTCATATCATACATATAAAATTGTTTTAAAACTGGATCTTTTACAAAATCATCCACCGTATATTTTGAAGGAATTGTTTTTGTTTGTTGAGGATTTTCTAATAATTTTTCTTTATTCAAAGAATTATGTTTATGTGAAAAAACCAATATTGATTTTAATGTATCAAGTTGAATTAACGGAATTGTATAACCCTTTGTAAATTTATTTTCTTCTGCAAGAGCAATTTCATCATCATATCTAGTTTGTTGTAACAATTCTTTCTTAAATGCAAAAGTAGCAGCAGTTGAATGATATGATGTATATGGACCACATTGAAAAACAGCATTTCTAGAATCAAAGTAAATATGCATTTCTGATGAACCAGCGATCAAAAATGAAGGATTATTTGTTAAAGTTTCAACAGCGTGTGAAATTCTTTCGGGAGGATAATAATCATCATCATCCATATAAATAATTATATCTCCAGAACATTTACTATGCATTAAATTACGTTTTTTACCTAAAAGCATTTTTTCTTCATAATAAAAGTATTTTATTTCTGGAATATGTGATACAAGATCTCCAATAGGATCAGTACCATCATCAATAATTATCCATTCGATTCTATCTTTTGGATATATTTGATGTTCAAAACATTTAATCATATATGGTATAAATGGTCTACGATTGAATGTAGGAGTACATAAACTAACAAATGGAAGAGTATGCGTAGTTTTATTTTTTTTAGTTTTTCTCATTATCTAAATTAAAATTAAAACTTATATTTAAATTGTTTATTAAACCAATCTAATATTATATTTTTTTGTTGTTTTTAATGATTTTCTTATTTTACCTCCCATTTGTTCTATAGGAGGAGTAGGAGCCATTTTTTCTATAGGTGGAGTAGGAGCCATTTTTTCTATAGGTGGAGTAGGAGCCATTTTTTCTATAGGTGGAGTAGGAGCCATTTTTTCTATAGGTAGTGCAGAAACAGTAGGAGCAGAAGGAGTAGGAGCAGAAACAGTAGGAGCAGAAACAGTAGGTGCAGAAACAGCAGGATCAAAAACAGTAGGAGCAGTAGTATTTTCATAATCAATACCACCACCTGTTTCTTTTGGTTGTGTTACTTTTCTGAATATTCCATTTTTAATTATTTTTTTTATTTTATCATCATCTATATCTATTTTGGGACATATTTCTACCAACTTAGTTTTATTAATGCCTATTTTTGCTTTTTGTATTTTTTCTGTTATTTTAGCTGTAAAACCATCTGATCCTACCGCAGGAATTTCATTATTATAAAAACCCATATAGTAAGCAAATCCTACAGCTATTAATAATCCAATAATAGATTTATTATCAAGACTTCTAAGTCCATTTAAACATAAACTTACTGTTGCAAGAATTAAAAATAAAAGTTTTTTATATGCAAAAGTATCTATGATAAAATCATATACTCCATATGTTTTTTTTGTTTTATTAATACTGTAAGTAGCTAATAGAGGAGAAATTAATCCATAAAATGTAAAAAATATTGGTGTTAAAAATGTTGAAAATAAACCTACTGGAATCCAAATAAAAAAGAATAATAATAATTTAAACAATCTAATAAATGATACGTCATCATCAGATTCCCATTCAAATATTTCGTTTTTATTTTTATCGGTATATTTAAGAGATTCTCTAAATAATTCAGGTATATTTATAAAATGATAAAAAATACTAATACACATATTGAAAAAATATAATCCAATCCAAATAAATATGCCAAACAATCCATATAAAATCATAATAAGTGGTTCAGGAAGATAACTTAAATAAAAGAAAATAGTATTAATAGCTAATAAGTTTTTAGCAGCCAAATTATCATAAATACGTGAAAAAAATAAAGCTGCGTTTGATTTACCTTTTGCATATGCCTTATCTTTTAAAGAACATAATAAACTATTACTAAAACTATCTAAATAACTTTGAGAATTAAATATAGCCTTTTGCGAAATTGTATCTTTTTCAGAAAAGATAGATGGACTCATAATATTTATATCAATTGGAATATTTTCAACAATGCGATCAATAATAGTATATGGTGCTAATTCTATATTATCTGGAAGAATATTTGACTGAGCAACTTTAGTTGTATATAATCCTAATCCACCAATAATAAATATAGAAATACCTATAGTAAATACAATACTTGATATGTAATTCTTTATAAATCCTTTAAAATCTGGCGATGAACCTCCAGTTCCAGCATCTTCATTTTTTTTTTCATCAATTGCGCTTGTATCTTCTGTTGTAGACATAATTATAATAAATATATATTAAAAAATTAGAACAATAAAATAAATTATATAAGATAGCTAATCATAATTTATTAGAATTTATTAGAATTTATTAGAATTTATTAGAATGGAACCAATTATAACGTTAACTTATAACGTTAACTTATAACGTTAACTTCTTTTTATTGGGTATTATGTTATTGGGTATATAGACGTGATTACGATGAATTAAAATATACTTTAGACAGAATTGACATTAAATTATAAATAGGCTAAATATTTTATCTTCAACAATTGATTCATTTGCTTCTGATACAAGATCGAATTAGAAAATAAAATCTAAATTGTATATATATATGACATTAAATTATAAATATACAATACTTTACACATTTGGTAGTTTGTTTCTATTTTGGATGATAGTAAAATATGGAACAAAAGTATTAACAAATTGCCCAAGTAAAAAAATTATTGAAGGATTAACGGATTTTGAAAGATACTCTACAAAAGTTATACCATATCCTACAGATACAGTGATAAATTATAATGATACGAATTCTCCATTATATAGTCATTCGGTAAATTTACCAATTAATGATTCTGTTAGTTGTAAGAATTTTTGTGGTCCTAAATCACAATGTGCCATAACTAGAGAACAATGCACCTCAGATATAGATTGTAAAGGATGTAATCCAGGTCCCACACCAATGGATTCATGTGTAACAGAAGATGTGCCTCCTTATGATGCTGGAGGAAAATTAGGGCAACAAGGATTACAATATAGTCAATTAACAACAGGTTATAATAATCATAACGCAGATTTTGCTCAAATATATCCAGATTCAAAAGATGCAGAATTAAAAGTTCCATATCAAGGTCTAGATCAATGGTCAAAGTCATTTAATGAAGGGTTAAAATTATACAATAAACGTAGAGAATCCGCAGATAAATATAGTCAAGGAATTTCAAATGCAATTCCGTTAGCAATGGGAAACGAGATGCCATCCTTTGGACCAAAATATCCAATGACTGTATCGGCAACTGGGCAATTTTATGAGACAACACCCCCAGCAGCAAATGCGTCATTACAGAGATAACTGGGTCATTACAGAGATAACTGGGTCATTTTTATGTCGCATACATAAGACCAACATTACCTCCGATGAAGTTAACAACGTTAATTCGTTCTTCAAACAAATATAAATCAAAGTTGTAATCATAAATACGCCATGTTGGTTTGTTAATGCCTATAATATTTCCTGTTTCCGGATCACAAATGGTTAAGCTTTGAGCCAAAGGATCTAGTGGAGGTATGATTGTTGTGAATTCAAATTCTATTTGATTGAATCTACTCATATTTATTGCACCAGAGGGCTGTAAATCTCCATTATTTGAGTTAACCGAAAAATTATAACAATATAATCCTGGAGGAGCACTTCCAGTTGTTCTAACATATTTTTCAATATAATCATAAACTCCTGCTGGTTGAATATTTTCTCTATAAGAACCATCGAGAAGTATACCCATTGCAACCATTATTAATTTTTCATTTTGAGGATTATATGTCTGATTAATTACAAGACCTGTTAATGTTCCATCTGGATTTACACCTGGACCTATTTCTACAGGAGTTAATAGACCACCAATGGTTCTATAAACAGTATATGTTCCTGATGTAGGAGACTGTAAAACATTCAAAGGTAAATAATTATATGGCCAATTTGTATAATTTGACCATTCATTCCTTAAATTGGCATCACTTCTTTGAAAATAGAATAACCAGTTTGAAATCATACCTAATGAATCCAATTCTACTTTATTCGGACCGGTAACATTTGGGAAAATTCTTTCGTGAACTTGTTTTATTACATATTTCTGCTCTTGTAATGCAAACATTCGTTCTTCATCATTTGATAAGAAGCAATATGTGCAATTCAAATGAATATCAGCATTCCATATTGTTCTTTGATCTGAATATGAATTTATATCAATACATACATCTGGTGGTGGCTGTAAGAAACGAAAAAATTGCATATACCATACATTAAAATTTGGAGAAATATAAGGATAATTATTTGTCGCATCAAATACATCACGAATACTAAATAATTGATTTATTGGTCTAAATGTGACATTTATATGTAACTCATTGTATTGTAGTGATGTTAGAGGAAATGCCATTTGTGACTTCAAACTAAACCAATTATTTAGAGGTATATACAATATTCTACCCCTAATTGATGGTTCTGGACCTGCTAAATCACCATTATAATAAGCATTCGGATATGAGTTAACACGTGAATTGGAATTTGCTGGATCATTCAATTCAGGCTCTTGTCCTATCATTCTATTGAATAAATCAAGTTTAATAGCATTATAATCACGTTGAACAGATGCTAATAAATAATTACCAGAATATTCTTGTAGCGTATAATTTCCACAAGTAATGCTAATTTTTGAAATCATTTTGGCTCCAATATTTTCAATCCATTTAAATTCATATGGCGCCCATTGTTCTATATTTCCTAAACCTTGTGCTGTTGTTTCGTCTGTTACTTGCTGTGGTGGCAAAATTCCGCTCCAAATATTTGGTAGAGCCACTGATAAATAACAATCCATTAACAGATCCGCGTACCTAGGTACTTTAAACGTAAATGTAGATTCTTCTGATAGTCGCAGTGTTTTTGATCCTTCATAATTTACAACAAATTTTTGTAAGCCAAAATTTGTATATTGATGATAAGTTGATTTAAAGAAGCTCTTAGATGGGTTTCCGTTTAAAATTATATTTTGTTGTCCAGAGCTTATAAGATTCATTAAACCTCCAGGCATATTTTATAATATAATAACATTATATTTAATTACTTATTCATCATAATATAATTTTTCTATTTCCAATAATTCTTTATTTTCATCATTTTCAATTCTTTTTATTTGTTTTTCAATTTCGTCTTTCAAAATAGGCAATCTAGTATATAACATAGGATTTGAACTTTTTCCCTCCTTATTCTTAAACTTATCTGGATTAAAGCGAATGAAAATAAATTTTCCACCGTGTAACATAAATAAATCATCATATCGAATTTCCTCCTTATCTTTATCGTATCCTTTATGTTGATTTTCGTCGGTTTCAATACATAACAATGTATTTCCAATAAGTTTACGATGATCAATTCTTCGTCTATGAATACACTCACAATTTCCTGTCCATAAAGATATATCGTGATGAAACCCTTCAAAATTTAAATTAATAAAATTTTTTGTAGCAATTTCTTTTGTTTTACTACGACTTTGTAGTGTTAGAGGATCATTTGGAAATAATTGTTGATAACAGGAAGCACAATATCCCTTGTATTTTACATTAGCTTGACTACCTAAACAATAATTTGCTTTACATTTTTTATTTTTTATGTCAAACATTCCATCTAATTTATGTGCCCCACAATAAATGCCGATAGTTTCACCTTCTAGATTATAATTAGATCGTGTTTTACAATTTGGATAAATACATTGTTTATTTTTTATATCTACCATCCCGTCTAATTTATGCGATACACAATATAACGCTTTTGCTTCACCTTCTAGATTATAAGTTGGTTGTATTTTACAACCAGAATAAATACAAGTTTTATTTTTTATATTTACCATCCCGTCTAATTTATGCGATACACAATATAACGCTTTTGCTTCACCTTCTAGATTATAAGCTGGTCGTATTTTACAATTTGGATGAATACATTGTTTATCGTTAACATTTACCATTCCATCTAATTTATGCGATACACAATATAACGCTTTTGCTTCACCTTCTAGATTATAAGCTGGTTGTATTTTACAACCAGAATAAATACAAGTTTTAGAAACAATATTTACCATCCCGTCTAATTTATGCGATACACAATATAACGCTTTTGCTTCACCTTCTAGATTATAAGCTGGTTGTATTTTACAACCAGAATAAATACAAGTTTTATGTTTTATATCTACCATCCCGTCTAATTTATGCGATACACAATATAACGCTTTTGATTCACCTTCTAGATTATAAGTTGGTCTAGTTTTACACCCAACCTCTATACATATTTGACTTACTAATTTATATTCTCCTTTATGTTCATTACATTTAGTTGGATTAGAATGATATGCGCCATAATTGGCGTATTTACGGCAAGTCTCAAAATCACAAATTTTAGGCATATATAATACACAAAGATATTTCTAAATTGTTTTACTCCTTAAAACTAAAAGTAGGGAGTAATAATATCATATTATATTTTCCATAATACTACTACTTTTAAACTGTTCATATGTTATATTTTCACAAAAATCTAAAAAGTCAACCATAAAGCTTTTGTAATTATTATATGTTAATGTTGGACTTGTATAATATTGACCATTTGTGATTTGTTCATACAAAAAATCCCAACAATCAATTGTTTCTCCATTACTAACTAATGATAAATTATTAACAAACACATATCTTACAATTTTACAAGCTATTTGTTTGGCATAAAAAGCATTCATACTTAATATATCATTTTTAGCATTTAATGTATCTATATTTGTAATACTTTGCATTGATTTGAATTCGGTTGTTAGTTCATTTTCTGGTAAATATTGTTGGATCATACAACTTAATGTAAAAGTTTGACAAAAACTATGCGCCGATTGTTTTTGTAATCCACCATATACTGTACAATCTTGACCCCCACTATTATAATATGGATCCCATAAACAGTTTTTATTCTCTTTACATGGATTTCTAATAGCTCTTTTACTTTCTGTAGGATTTGTAATTGGATTTATTTTATTTTTACACACTTCAAACGAACCTTTATATGTACAAATAAAGTGTGTATAATCACCTCCAGTTTTATAAAATATACATGGAGTATCAAAGTTTCTTACATAATTATTAGTATTTAACTCAAATTTTGAAGTAGGATAAGCAATCAAACTAATATTTAAATTATTTAATTTATTTATGTTTTCAATAAATGCATCATATAAAGAACTTCCCATTAAATCAATTAGTAAATTAAGATATATATGATAAATATCTTCCATAACGTTTTGTTCTCTTATTAGTTTAGGAACATTTCGTATAACTTGTGGTTTTGTAGTCGTGGTTGTTGTAAATTTTGTTATTGGATTTAGTGACTTACTTTTTACATTTTTATTTTTACTTGGATTTTGAGTTCCACTTTCTTTTTGTTTTCCACTTCCTTTTTGTTTTCCACTTTCTTTTTGTTTTCCACTTCCTTTTTGTTTTCTACTTTCTTTTTGTTTTCTACTTCCTTTTTGTTTTCTACTTCCTTTTTGTTTTCTACTTCCTTTTTGGTTTTTAAGATGTTTGTTTGTATATTTCAATGTCCTAGATTTTTTAGGGGTTTTAAACATATTATATTATATAAAGAATAAAGAATAAATTATTATTTTTATTTATATAATATAATATGGATAATTCTCAAGATAAAGCGATTAATAATGCGATTAAATCTGTTACAGAAATGAAAGAATCTACTGCTGTATTTTTAATTATAGGAATCACATTAATTATCATTTTAATAGCATTTTTGTATTATTTCTATTATAGCCGCTTAAGAAGTAAAGAATGTTCAACTATGGATTCTATATATGGAGAATTAAATGGTAAAATAAGATCAATAGATAATTCGGAACAATTTAATTACACATTTAAAGATTATTATATTAAGACGGCTTATAATTGTTGTAGCGGAGGTAGTTATAAAAATGATTATGTTGATACATGTATTTTGAAAAATATATTAAAACAGGGTGTTAGAGGTCTTGATTTTGAAATATTTTCAATTGAAGATCAACCTGTTGTTGCTACTTCAACCAGCGATAGTTATTATGTTAAGGAAACCTTTAATTATATTAATTTTGGCGATGTTATGAATATTATTCGAAATTATGCTTTTTCAACATCAACTGCTCCTAACTCATTAGATCCAATTGTTATTCATCTTCGTATTAAGAGCACTAACCAAGAAATGTATAAAAATTTTGCCAAATTATTAGAAGGGTTTGATTCTTTATTGATGAGTAAAGACTATGATTCGGAATATTATGGACACAATTTTGGTAATGTAGAATTACAAAAATTGATGGGAAAAATTGTTATAATTGTTGATCGTAGCAACACCTCTTTTCTAGAATGTCCTGAATTCTATAAATTTATAAATATGACTAGTAGTTCTGTATTTATGAGAGCATTACATTATTATGATATTAAATATACTCCTGATATGAAGGAACTTATTGATTTTAATAAACAAAATATGACTATAGGTATGCCCGATAAAGGAGCTAATCCTGAAAATCCTAGTTCTGTAATTATGAGAGAAACTGGATGTCAACTTTTAGGAATGAGATATCAATTAATTGATGTAAATATAGAAGAAAATGATATATTTTTTGATGAAAACAGTTATGCGTTTGTTCTTAAACCAGAGCATTTACGTTATGTTCCTGTTACTATTCCTTTACCACCACCTCAAAATCCAGAATTATCATATGCTACACGAACAGTTCAATCCGATTTCTATAAATTTGATATTTAATCCACCTTTTAATCCACCTTTGAAAAGGTGGAGCCAAACTTTTTTTTACAAACAAATTTCAATAAAAAGTATAACAAAATAAATATATAAACAATATTGTGATATATTTATCGATTCTAAATAATAATACTAATTATAATTGTCATAATATAATTTTACTATTTCTAATAATTCATTATTATCCTCTTGATTTATTCGTTGTATTTGGTTTTCTATCTCCATTTGTAATACTGGTAAACGCGTATACAGCATTGGGTTAACCGTTTTACCATTTTCATTTTTATACTTATCTGGATTAAACCGAATAAATATAAATTTTCCGCTATGTAACATATATAAATCATCGTAGCGAATTTCTTCATCATTTACGTTATAAGTTTTGTGTTGATTTTCATCAGTTTCAATACATAATAATGTATTTCCTATTAATAAACGATGGTCTATTCTTCTTCTATTTACACATTCGCAATTTCCTGTCCATAATGATTTATCGTGTTGGAACCCTACAAAAGTTTGATTTATAAAATCTCTTACTGCTATTTCTTTTGTTTTTGAACGAATTTGAAATGTTAATGGGTCATTTGGAAATGATTGTTGATAACAAGAAGAACAATATCCCTTATATTTGCTACAACCCAAAGAACCTAAACAATAATTAGCCTTACATTTTTTATTAATTACGTCAATCATATCATGTGTTTTACATGTCACGCAAAACTTAGCATCTAATCCCTTTAAATTATAACTAGGTCTAGCTAATCCGCAACCGCATTTTTCGTGATTTACATCAATCATTCCATCTAATTTACAATTCATACAAAATTCTGCCTTTAGCCCCTTTAAGTTATAACTAGGTCTAGCTAATCCACAATGACACTTTTTATGTATTAAATCAATCATTCCATCTAATTTACATTTAGAACAATATTCAGGTGATAATCCTTTAAAATTAAACGACGGATGAACGCTGTTACATTTACATTTTTTACTGTTAACATCAATCATTCCATCTAATTTACATTTGGAACAATATTCTGCGGGTAATCCTTCAAAATTAAATTGTGGCTGAACACTATTACAATTACACTTTTTATGTATTAAATCAATCATTCCGTCTAATTTACATTTAAAACAATATTCTGCTTTTAATCCTTCAAAATTAAAAGATGGTTGGGCGATGTTACATTTACATTTTTTACTTTTAACATCTATCATTCCATCTAATTTACATTTAGAACAATATTCTGCTGTTAATCCTTCAAAATTAAATGAAGGTTGAACACTATCACAACTACATCTGTCATTACAAACATCGACCATTCCATCTAATTTACATTTAGAACAATATTCTGGTTTTAAACCATTATAATTAAAACAAGGAATTTTGTTTCCACAATGACATACGCTATATTGACCATTTAATTTTTCTTTATGTGTTTTACATTTAATTGGTATTCCATAAAATTCAGCATAACTAGCTCTGTTGCGACAGTTTTCGAATTGACAAAGTTTAGGCATTTTATATTATATAATAATATTATAATTTATCTTTAAGTATGTTTCCTAAATCAATAGTGGGGACATAAAATATGTCGAAATTATTGACATATAAATAATAATAACCGTAATATATAAATGACTAAAAAAGATAATGTTTGTAAAGGGTTAACATTTAGTGACTGTGAATTAGCCATTTTAAGAACTGCGGTAGATAATGCCGAAGAAAAGCAAGGCAGAAAAGTTGCTAATTCTCCAGAAATTAAACGCATAATTGGTATTTTAGAAAATTTTTTAAGAAAAAAGCATCTGGTGTGTTATGGTGGCAGTTCGATTAACGAAGTCTTACCAAAACAAGACCAGTTCTATAACAAAGATATTGAAATTCCTGACTACGATTTTTACAGCCCGAATGCATTAAATGACGCTAAAGAACTAGTTGATATTTATATTGATAATGGGTTTCAAGAGGTAGAGGCAAAATCAGGCCAACATCACGGAACATTTAAAGTATATGTTAGTTTCATTCCTGTAGCAGACATTACGCAAATACCAAAGGAATTATTTAATGCGATAAAAAAGGAAGCAGTTAAAATTGCTGGGATACTACATTCGCCGCCGAATTTGCTTCGTATGGGAATGTATTTAGAATTATCTCGTCCTGCTGGAGATGTTAGTAGATGGGAAAAGGTATTAAAACGATTGACTCTTTTAAATAAACATTATCCATTAAAAGGAAAAGAGTGTGATAAAATTCAATTTCAACGTAAAATGGCGGATAATGAATATTCTAACAAAATATATGAAACAATACAACAGACATTGATAGATCAAGACGTAGTATTTTTTGGAGGAGATGCATTATCTATGTATTCACAATATATGCCGGCCAATTTAAAAAATAAATTAGAAAAAATACCAGATTTTGATGCTCTTTCAGAAGAACCTATGTTAACAGCACAAATTGTTAAAGAACGTTTGTCTGATATTAATGTTAAAAATGTTAAAATTATCAAACGCCCTGGTATTGGTGAAATTATAGCACCACATTATGAAATTAAAGTAGGAAAGGATACTGTTGCTTTTATTTATCAACCTCTTGCTTGTCATAGTTATAATATTGTTAAAGAAAATGGATATGATATTAAAGTGGCTACAATTGATACTATGCTGAGTTTTTGGTTGGCATTTTTATATGCTAATCGACCATATTATGATAAGGATCGAATATTATGTATGGCAAATTATTTATTTGAAGTTCAAGAAAAAAATAGATTATCTCAAAAAGGTTTATTGCGAAGATTTAGTATTAATTGTATAGGTCATCAAGAAACAGTAGAAGAAATGCGAGCTGAAAAGGCTGAAAAATATACAGAATTAAAGGGTAAACAAAATGGTACGGAATTCGAAGAATGGTTTTTACGTTATAGACCATTAGATAGCAAAAATGAAAAAGATGAAAAAAAACCATATAACAAATTTAATAAAACTAACAAAAGTAATAAAAGTAATAAAAGTAATAAAAGTAACAGAAAAAAGAAAAGAAAAACTAGAAAAAGACGTGGTTTATTTTTTTAAACATGTTCATTTTTAGATAATCTATCAATGAACCTATTTTTATCTCTTTGTTCGCTCATATAAATATTTATAATAATAATATATATATGTTATTTTAACTCAAACAGTCGGTATTTGAAATGTAAAAAGGTGTAAATGGTTTAAAAATAACTTAATTTTAAATCTTTATTCCTAGTCCTACTTTGAGATAATGCCAAAAACTTCTTCTATCTTTTAATCTACAAATACTTGTATCAGTAATAATATCAATCCACGTTAAATTATTTGTTCTTTTAAGAGTATCATGAATTTCTCCACCATATGATATAAATCCAATAACTAACAAAAATATAATCAAATAATAAATAACTGTTTCTATTTTATTTATGATTATAAAATCACTTTTTTTAACTGGAAATAAACGCACATTAAATGGCCAATTTAGTGTGAACCAATATTGATTTTTTAAATATATATCTTTATCAAGAGGATTTTGTATTTGATCTCCCGCCTCTAAATAAAAATCTTTATTTAATTCAATAAAATAAATTAGAAAAATTAGAAATAACACACACACCGATAATAATATATCTAAACGCATCGCGACTAAAAATCCTAAAAAGTAAAAAATGGAATATAGTAGTTTTTGAATAGGAGGAGTATATTCTAATTTACCAGTATTTGATAAAAGTGTAACTAAGAAAAAAAACAACAAAAATGCTATAAATAATTGTAATGTATTATTGTTCTTTATAAAATTTATTTGAAAACATGTAAATATGCTAGGTGCAATATAATTACCAATTAACAACAAATAAAATATAGCAAACGATTTTATTAAGTCTGCTTGCCCCACTGAGATTTCTTTAAATATATCTAACATTTATTATATCGCAATATAATTAAAATTTACTAAAATTTACTAAAATGCTTGACTGTTTTTGATAATGAATAATAAATAAACCCAAATAAAGCACACGTAAATACTAAACCATTGAAATTATAGTTTCCATCTGTATGACAAAAAAATGGTAAATATTTAAATATATTTTTTTTGAAAAAAGGCAATTGAAACAAAAAATAAAGCACTGCTAACAATAATGGAGCCTGTAATTCATCATAAAGTGAATCTAATGAACTCTGATTTTTTTCATTTGTATAATAGTTATTTATATCGTCATCTGATTCATTTATATAATCTCTCGTTTGAGGAGGCGGAACATAGTTTGGCTGTATTTGTGCATCATTTGTTAGTTGTTCTGTATGTAAAGGTATATCTCTACTTGGTAATGATGTTGCTCCTGCTAAACTGGCCTGTTGTAATCCATTTACAATTTGACTTATGGTAATTTGATCAAGAGATAATTGAGAATTATTTGTTCCTGATTGTTGACCCATTTGAGACATATTATTATTTTCATTTATTACTAAATTAACATTTCCTCCTATCGAACCACCCCCCGCAGGATCAGTAGGTAAATCATTTATACTAGTTGTATTTATTTCTGCCATAGTAATATATTAACTAAAGATTCATCTATTTTAAAAATTACGCAATTTCAAATTCGAACCATTGTTTTCTTACTATCACATTTAACAGCATTTTTCTCTATTTTATAACACTTATCGTCAAATCTATATGTTTGATCTGTTATTTCTTCCATTGGCGGAGCTGCAATTATTCTACATTGTTTTCCTTTACATACTGATCTGAAAAATGTTGCTAAACCAATTCCCAATAATAAAGACATTATTATTTTACCAGTGTAGCTATGAACAAATTTATCCAAATACATTTATATTATATAATTAAAAAATAATATAAATTTATTTTTATTCTTGTATAGGAACTGTTTTAACTGAATATGGATTAATTGGACATTGTGTCTTAACTGGTTTAAATTGAAAACATTGATCTGCGTTGTCCTTATATTGAGTATTCATATAGTTTTGTGGGCTTGGATATATATATATTGTTTTTGATTCTGGACCTAAAACATATACAAAAAATAATCCTATAGCAAAACTAATTAAAAAAACAGGAAGAGATATATAATTTGTCAGCATTTATATAATATTTATATATTTTTTAAAAATATCCTCTATTATAATTATTTATATTACCTGTTAATATATTTACTAATGCACCTTTTAACGTACTATAATCTTTAACACCATTCTTAATTGAATATAATGTTAATAAAGTTTTCTGCTGTGTTTTATCCAGTGAATTAAATAATTTGGTTACTACTTCAGAATTAAAATCGTATTTTCCATCTTCTAAAACTTCTGGTGGTATTCTTGTTTGTTTTGGTAAAAATAATTCACACGGTTTTCCTTTGTTTTTTGCATTTATACAAGCGTGCATATAATCTTCTAACCATTCTTTATCCATATTTAAATATGCTTTTAATTTATCCGGAACTCTTTCCCATACTTCATCATATTCTTTTTTGTTCCATACAAGTTTATTTTCTTCATAAGTTGGTATATCAGGTGAAATCTCTGAAAAATCCTTTAAAATTACCACTTTTCTTTTATCTACTCCTTGGGTTTCATCTACTCCTTGTCTTTCATCTACTCCTTGTCTTTCATCTACTCCTTGTCTTTCATCTACTCCTTGTCTTTCATCTACTCCTTGTCTTGCATCTATACCCTGATATTCTTCTAGTTCTTCATCTTCTATTACTAGATCTGTAGTTGGTCTTATTTTTCTTGTTTTATTCTTAGAAGAAAAAATGTCTTCATTTTTCATTGTTTTTGATTGTTTATTCTTTCTAACACCTTTAATGAATTTAACAACTTTATCATCATATTTAACAAAAAATTCACTATTTTCCAATGAATTAGCATATTGTATTAATTTATATGTATTGTCATCTGGATCATATTCAACCAAATTTACAGAATACTTCATTTCTTGTATTTCCTTTAATTTAGGAATCATTTCATCGACATAAAATTTAACTGCTTGATTTATAACTAATTCATTATTTGTATCCATATAATCAGCCATCATTTGTTTAAAAGGTAATATAAATCCCTTACCAAATTCATCAATATTCTTTTTAATTAATAAATTTTTCTCTGGATTATCATTTCTCAATATGTTAGTTTCAATAGCAAACCCTACACTTTCTATTTTATTTTTAAGATCAGTAGTAATTTCTTCAAAAAAATCTATAACGTTTTTATTGAAAAATAACGCATTATTTTTTTCTACTATTATTTCTAATTTTGTGGCTTCAATACTTTTAGAACCATCAATAATAGTATTATATAGTTGATCCCGTATAGAATAATTAATTTGTATATCTAAAGGACATGGTTCAATTATATCTCCACATTTAGCAATAAATTTTCTTATATCTTCTTTTTTATCATTTTTAATAGTAAAAATAGTTCCTACATTTCTTTTACAATTAATACATTCTGGTTTTGGAAGTCTTGAAAATTCAACACGTTTTTCTTTCTTAGGTTTATTGCTATTAACAATTTGGTTAATATATTTTTTATGATACTCAGATTCATATTTATTTTTTAATCTATAAAATTCATTTATTGCTTCATTTGTTTTAAGTGTTTCATTTTCTTCAGTCATTATAATTTATATTGATATATTTATTCTAATGGTTTAACTTTTTTGGAACTTTTTAAGAGGAGTATCATTAATAATATCAAACTCATTATCCCAATGCGGTAATCCAGTTATAAGTTCTTGTTGTGATTTTAATTTAGCATCTTGATAATTTCTGATTTTAGATAAAATATATCTTTTCTTTTCCAATTCTCTTTCTTCAATTTCTTCTGGAGTTAGTTTACCTTTATATTTATACAGTAACAATATTCCTAAAATAATAAAAAACCCTACTAACAATCCAATATTAAAAATCATATTTTGATGTATTTCTTTAAATTTATGACATTGTTTTAATGTTTCATTAATAAAATATTTAACGCCTGGTTCAGTTAACATAGGTTTACTGATTACATTGCCAATTTCATTTTCAAAAGTATTCATTTATAAATACCTTTAAAAAACAAAAAAAAATTATACCAATTAACTATATGGATATATCTCTACAATCATTGCTATTTTTTATAATTATAACTATTGTATATTTTGCGTTTCCAAGTATAGGCAAACCACAATTAACATTAGATGATCTAACGAGCGAAGAAACTAAAGCAGATTATTATAATAAAAATTTAAAAAGTTTAGCATTTTATTTAGGAGTTGTAATTATATCTCAGTTATTATTGAATATTGCATATCTTACGGCTAAATGTGGAGGAGCAATAGATAAAAATATCGGTGCTGCTTTTATATTTACATTTATACCATGGGTTCTCATATTTGGTGTATTGTTAGCAGTATTAGTTATATTTCCTGGGTTTAAAAGTGCTTTCTCAGATGTTTTAGGTTATTATGCTGTTGCTGGAAGTGCTAATGATTTATTTTCTTCAATATTCATAGGAACCGATTTAAATGATTTGATTGATAAAACAAATGATGCTGATAAGAAAAATGAACTAACACAAGCTGCTGAAGCTATTCTTAAAATATGTGGCAATAAATCTATATTAATAAATCAAATGAATCCAGATAATTTCATAGATATATGGAAAACATTAAAACCATTAATGAATGCTGGTGTTTATGAAGATACTAACATACAAACACAATTATTAAATTTAGTTTCGCTAAAGGATAATATTGGAGAAGCGGTTTGGTATATTTATACAGCAATATTGATATCATCAATTGTTTATTATAATTTAGCTACAAGAGGATGTGTTAAAAGTGTGGATCAAATAAAGGCAGACCGTGATACATATATACAACAAGAGGAAGAAGCTAATAAACAAAAGGAATTAGATAATTCTACGACTTATGTTATTTCATAAATAAATAAGTATCTCTTAGGTAAATCTCGGATAAGTCAAATAATATAATACAAATATGTAAGATAATATTCCTAAAACTATTGCAAACAACCACAAAGGTAATATTGTCTTATTTTTATATCCTACACCAAATTCTCTTATTGAACCATCATTTTTATATAAAAATGATGGCTTCAACATTTGAACAAAACCAAAAATTACTAAAAATATTATTATTGAAACTAAAGTTGTATTATTTCTTGTAAATGATCTTAACATATATATTATATTTACTTTTTTTTTAATAATATATATTTTCAAACTCTATCTCTTTTTCCCTTTTTCCCTTTTTCCCTTTTTCCCTTTTTCCCTTTTTCCCTTTTTCCCTGTTTCCCTTTTTCTTTTCGGTCGGTCGGTGTAATAACTTAATCATACTCATCTCTGTTTTCTACTTCATCACCCCATGGATCTCCATCATCAAAATCATCTGTCGGATTCATATCCATTGCATTATCCATTTCTATTTCTTGCTCTAAATTCATATCATCTATTGCTTCATCTATTTGTGCATCTTGATCTACATCTATTCTCCCTTTTCGTCTTAACTGATTTTGAATTGAGGCAACTCTTTCTGCTACTTGTTTATCGTGATCAAAATTATCTATATCATATTCTTTTATGCCTTTAGACAACCCTATACTATATATTGGACCTAATTTGTAATGTTTTAATATTGTATCTATTTCTCTGTTTTCATCAGTTAAATCTTTTAATCTATCAGTGAAATCATATTTCTCCGCTTCTTTTAATTTAAATACAGTATCTGCTACATCATCATAAGACACATTTAATGTCTTTTTTGAACGTATCATTATATTTAAATATGATACCAATAATTTTGCTACATCCTGCTTCAATTTCATTACATCACCTTCTATAAATTCTTGATCTGTTTCTGTAAATCTTAATTGTTGCTCAATCAAAAAATCAGAACTAAATAAATCCGATTCGTCTTTTTCTGGAGTTACTAACATTCTTGTTACCATTGATGGATCCTTTGTTAAATTTATATAATCACTAAAGATACTCAAAAAATAATATTCATATAATAATGTTACCGTTCTTTTATCAAAAACCGAATACATCTCCTTTTCACCTATCTTTATTTTTGTTAAAATTGGTGTTATGGTTGACAATAAATAAATTCCTCTACATTTGGTTTTAACTTCATGTAACACGTTATTTATTGTGTTACTTCCGTAAAATTTTTCAATTGGACTGTAAAAGTTTGATATCATTTCTTTTATATCATTTGAATGATCTCTTGATATACCCCAATATTTTGGTACTTCAATTGATTGTATTTGCTGATTTATTATCATTGTAGGAAATACAACAGAAAATAACGATATAAAATTCTTTAAAAATGTTACATAATTACATAATCCATCATCTGATATTTTTATATTTTCGTTTCTGTTAGTTTCATCAAATCTCCACTTGGTTAAATCTGTCAAAAAATTTGTTATATTTTTCAATTCAAGACTACTTACTCTACTCTTTGTTTTTATAAAATCTATTACTTCTTTTCTCATTGTTCCAATAGTAATTTGAAGATAATCTTTTAATGACCTCATCTCTCTTGTGTCTTCATCTATACTTAGATCATAATTTTGCACCAAACCATTTAGCTTTTGTGTCAATGATTTTGGAACATCTTCGTTATTTTCTTCTTCAAATTGTATTAATAATTTTTCTAATTCATTTACACAAGAACTATCCTTTGTTCCTAACGACATTTTTATTATATTATTTCTACTTACTATTTGAAATAATCTCAAAAACTGTTGATTTGTATAATTTCTACCATCTCTCTTTAGCTTTGATATTTTTTCTTGTATTGAATCCATCTTCTTCAAATAATCTGGCTTATCAATACATACTGTTACTAATTCTTCTGATAAAGGTATTGATGATTGAAACTTACATAAGGTTATAAAAGCACTATAAATTGTTTCCTCACTAAAATCATTTGATAACTCTGGATATATTCTTTTTGTATTTACTTCTGATAACAGAATTGCACTCTCAGTTAATATTTTTATATCACGAACTAATGATGATAAATTTGCAACTATTGTATTATAGAATTCAATATTCTTATCCTCATTTATAAAATATTGTAATGTTGTTACCGTTGTATTACCTCCTTCGTTACAACACGCATTATCCATAAATAACTGACCCGATGATTTCAATAAAAGGTTCTTCTTCTCTACCAATTTTTGAATTGATTCTTGAATTGCCAAAGAAAATGCTATTATCTTTGCATCTATAACTAACAACTTTTCTAATTGTCTATGATTACCAGTGTATAATTCATTTTGTAATTCCTCGGTAAACCCAGCGGAAACATTCTCTAAATGCTTTACGTGGAATTTTTTTAAAGGAGGTAAGAAATTTGTCCATTTTATCAAATTATATTCATCTGGTATTTCCAACTCTGGATTTTCCAATAGATATTCCGTTTTTTGCTTTATTTTCTGTTCAACTTCTGCGTATGGTAATAAATATCTTACTATAAATGATTTCAAAGTGCTTGCTATTTTTTCTTCACTCTTTGGCAATGCATTCCATGGAACTGTTGAAGCATCTCTACTTTTTAATGCTACACATGCCACATAATTCAATCCACTATCGTCTCCTTCGCCTTCAAATGGAAATCCTGTAAATGAACGCACACAGCCTGGAGCAGTTTTACGTGTTTTCAATGACGGAACACTTGTTTGCACGGCTATTAAATACATTCCTAATGTTAAATACATCAAAGTAGAACTAAATAATGCTATATATGTTGGCAATTTTTTTCCTTTTTTACCTGCCTCTTCTTCTCTTTTTCTATATGCTGGTTCCTTTTCTATAATCCTTACATCATTCATCAATTCTGTTACTACTTTTATTATAAAATCTCTTGATTGTTCTATATCTAACCCCATATTTGTAGATAATACCGATACTACATTAGATACTAATTCACCTTCTGGACTTAAACGCTTATCTTTCTTTTCTTTTTGTTTCTCTAACATAACTTCTCCAACATCCTTCTCTAAAATATCTCTACCTCTATCTACAAAACCATCTGCATATCCTTCTGATACATCTAGATCTATATAACATATTACTTCACCGCTATGTTCATCTACCCAAGCATCTCCATCATCAGATCTTTTTCCTATTTTTCTTTTTAATTCATTTAATACATCGTCATATTTACTATTTTTTGTTATAAAGGTATCTGCTAATATGTGAACAAACTTTGGTAATAATTTTGTATTTGTTTTTACACAATATAACCACCATTCATCTTCCATTTCACCATCATGAATATTTGGAATTGTTCCATCACCATCCCTACAATATAAACTAACAAATGATAGTATATCTGTTTGTTTCTTTACAAAATCATTTTGACCCATTATTAAATCTCTTAATTTTGTATATGGAGAAACTACTCTATCTTTTACTTCATCAGCGATTGAAAGACCCAAATCATATTGTTGTTTATTATATTTGAAAAATTGTTTTCTCTTTAATTCTTGGAGACGATCAAATGATTTTCTGAAATAGTCTAATTGTTTTGTTATTCTAGAATTCAACTCATCCTTAGATATATCATAATTTTTATCAAATTGATCTATTACTTGTTTTAAAGCATTATTTATTACAGTGTCTTTTGAAACAAGTGTTGATTCACATTTATCCTCTCCTTTTTCTGCTGAATTATATATACAGCTGTATTCTATATTACATAATACATCATCTCCCTTTATGAAAGCACTTGGATCTACGTTTTTTTCTAAAACCCATATATCATTATTTCTTATGTAATATTCTAATTTATCTGCATGTTCAGTTCCTTCAGAAAATGTTGTAAATAATGCATAATCACCTTCTCTTACTTTCTTTGCTTGATTTGCTAGCGTAGTTGCCATATATTCTGCTGATGCATCGTCCATTTTTGAACCTTTTTTTAATTCCTCAGTTAAATATAAAATAAATTCTTCACCTGATAATTCATCTCTTTGTTTTTTATACTTATCATTAACTAAATCATAATTTGTTGTATCAAAATCTTTATCAAAATATATAGGTTTGTCATTATCTTCCATCAAAGATTCTATTGAATAATATTTTTTTGCAATTATATATGTTGAACATGTATCATTTTCTTTATCCTTTTCCATTATTTGTTTCATTTTACCCTTGTCATCTACAAAAACTTCTGATAACCCACTTGGATACATTAATTTTATATTTGTTAATGCTACAGTTGTATTAAATAAATTACCATAATCAGCTAGTGTGACTTTTTTTAGAAATTCAGAAGGACTCTCTATTGTTGCTGTTGTTGATATATCATAATCATTAAATATTTCTTGTTTTAAATTAGAATCACCATCTAACAAGTTAAATAACTCATTTGAATAAACATAGAATCCTGAACTTTTTTTATTATCAGCTCTTGAATTTAAATATTTTATAGATGAAAATGCAATACTATATTCTTTAAAAATTGTGTTATATTCTTTGATTTTACCATAAATAAATTTATTAATTTCATTATATTGCATATATGTTAGATCAATTGGATAAACTAAAAAAGGTTCTAAATAATTTACAACATCAACCATCGATAAACGACCTTTAATATATTTTTTTACAAGACTAAATAACACACGAATTTTTGGAATTATAGTTTGCAAAAATATCTTGTAAATATCCAGATTTGTTAGTTCTGCTGGTTTTTCATATTCTGACAAATCTAATAAATATTGTTTTATATTATCTACAAAGTTTGTATCATCATATTCTATCTCATTATCTAATCCATCTATTACAATAGGCATTAATGTTGTTTTGTGCTTTAGTAACTCCCAATAATTCAAAAAATGCAGATTTAAATTGGCCTTAACTAACAAATTTGTTCCTGGTAAATTTACTTGAGAAAATCTCACTGTTGGTTCTGGGAGAGTAATTATTGAATTTATTGAAATTGAATCATTTTCTGTTAGTTTAACTCTATGCGCTATAGTTTTTGGACCTTTTAAATTAATTGCTTGTAATTTTTCTTGACCCAAATTATATCTTTGAATAACAAACTTTCTATTTGTTTGTTCTGAACGACCAATCACAGTTGAATATAAATCTCCAAGATTATCTATAATTGCATTTATATTTGTTGAAACATTACCTTCAATTATTATACCATTTGATTTTGCAAATACATCCTCTACAGATCCTGGATTTACCGAATAAAATGGTGTCATATATGGGTCTAATGAATAATATAGATTTGTATATTTATTTTGACCTTCTACTCCTTTATTTGCCTTATAATTTTTAAATAATGTATCCATTCTTAACAGATTTTCATCTTCGTCTATTGTTTCATAATCATCATATCGTTTATATTCTACTACTTTTGTATCAGGATAAATCTTTTTCACATTCTTTGCAACCATCATTATCCAATATAACGAATTTTTAAATTCTGATAAATATTGTGCTAACGGTCTATCATCTGCTGTTATCTTAATTATACCAGTTACATTATTATTTAAATCAAAGGTTGATGCTAATTTACGTAATTGAAGAAAACGTGTTATCATTATGTGAATACTATTTAAAACATTGTTAGTTCGTTTTGTATTTGGAATACCAGAAATCATTTCTTCTAACATATCATTTGTTTGAGCGTCAATATTATATCTGAATTTATCCTTATCGATTGTTATAAATTCTTCCACCTTTACAACATCTCCAAACTCAAGATCATCCATATCAAACAACATTCTTTGAACCTTATCTTTTACCATTTTCTTTGGAATACCTTCTTCTTCCAATAATCTTTCTTCTTCTTCTTCTTCTTCTTCTTCTCCAAGTTCTACCAAATCATCTGGAGATAACTTTTTTTCTTCTTTTTCTTTTATTGCTGGTCTTATTTCAAATGTTTCAATTGGAAGATCTTCCGGTATACCTTGATAATTAAAATTTATGAATAATGTATCACCGTCTGTAGTTCTAATTTCAATCATATCTTCTTCGATGTTTGTTATCTCTCCTATAATAATTGTTGGATATTCTCCTCCAAAATAAATATTAATCCAGGTTCCTGGTAATAAATCATTTTGTCTAGCATAACCCTTTTCCGAATTACTACTAATCACTTTAATTGCTCTAATGTTACCATCACCTATAACTCCATCCTGTGATATTTGTAATACTGTTTTTTCAAATGTTTCACTATTAATTAACTTTATTTTTGTTGGATCAATATACTCTATTAAAAAAACATTATCATTTAGTATTTCATTAGTTGGATCTGAAATTATAATAATGTCCCCTAATTTTAATAATATTTCATCTACTTTTTTTTTAATAATCTCTTCTTCAGGAACAACCAAATCTTCTTTTATTTCTTCATGTTCCTCTTTAATACTTGGTTTTAATGTTTGGTCCTGTTCCTGTTCTAATTTTGGTTCCTGTTTTAATGTTTCTTCTTGTTTTAATGTTTGGTTCTGTTCTAATGTTTGGTCCTCTTCTAATTTTGGTTCCCCTTCTAAAACACCATGAATAGGATTATTATCCTCAATGTCTTTTTGAATATTTGCTTTATCTGCTTCCAAATTAATTTGTTGTGACATCTTATATTTATTATAGAAATTTTTATAAATCATTAATTCTCAAAATAATATTTAAATCATTTAAATAATTAGTTTAAAGACAAATGATATAATTATCATAATATATGTCCTCTTATAATCTATCTAATATTCCTGGATTTAATCATCTTATTAAAAGCGGTGAAATGAATCCTGATTATGATAAATATTATTCCTTTAATCAGTATTCTACTAAAGCAAATGAGAAATATTCTATTATTAGATACAAGAAAGAACTTCTTTCTTGTGATTTAATTTCAACTTATGGATTGCTAAGATCAGTTGTTCTATCTGGGACACGAATTGTCAGTTTTGCACCACCTAAAACAATTTCTGGAGATAATTTTATATTAAATTATCCTACAAAGACTGACAAAATTGTGGCCCTGGATTTTATTGAAGGCACTATGATTAATGTATTTTTTAATCCTATATATGGGTGTTGGCAAATTTCTACTAGAAATACAGTTGGTGCAGAAGTGTCATTTTACAAATCATCAAAACAGACATTTAATCAAATGTTTATGGAGGCTTGTTTGAATAATAATATTAATATTCAAACATTGAATCCAAGATATTGTTATAGTTTTGTTTTACAGCATCCTGAAAATAGAATTGTAGTTTCTTTTAAGAATCCACAACTATTTTTGGTTGCTGTTTATGAAATTATTCAAAAAGAAGATTCTGTTCTTGTAATTGAAGAGAACCTAAATGAAGTGAAAAGCGGTGGATTATGGCATATTACTGGCATTAGATTTCCTGAAACGTATGAATTTACTTCATATACCGAATTAATTGAAAAATTTGCATCTCCAAACACTCCATATGATATTTTGGGAATTGTTGTTAAAAATACAGAAACAGGTGAAAGAACCAAATTTAGAAACCCAATTTATGAAGAAGTTCGTCAGCTAAGAGGAAATCAACCAAAACTTCAGTATCAATACCTTTGTTTAAGACATTCCGGAAAATTACCTGAATTTTTAAAGTATTATCCTGAATCTAAAGCAGATATGTCTAAGTTTAGAGATCAAGTCCATATGTTTACAAATACACTTCATAAGAATTATTTTTCTTGTTATGTTAAAAAAGAAAAACCTCTTAGGGAATATCCAGATCAATACAGGACACATATGTTTAAGCTCCACGAATATTTTACGAGCGAACTAAGACCACAAAATTTGGTTGTTACAAACACTGTTGTAATTAATTATGTTAATAAATTACATCCATCGTTACTAATGTATTGTTTAAATCATCATATGAGAAAGAGATTGGTTGATGATATTAAATCAACTTCTGATATTTAATTCTGATTTTTAAACTCATTTTACAAGCAAAAAAAATAATATATAAAAAATTATATATTATTAACTATTAACAAATACTTATTGCATTTATTTATTTATTGCATTTATTTATTGCATTTATTTATTGCATTTATTTATTGTATTTATTTATTGCATTTATTTATTGCATTTATTTATTGCATTTATTTATTGCATTTATTTATTGCATTTATTTATTGCATTTATTTATCACATTTTCTTGTTCCATCAAAACATCCCTTTGCTCCATCGATTTTTTTAGTAGCTTCATCAAAGACTGTTTTTAACATTGTTTTAACTGTAGAAATTCCCTTTGTTTTATCACTTAATGTAATTCTTAATAAACTATCGCTATCGTGAGGATGTATTTTTTTAAAACCAACATAATCCAACATTTTTAAATCTGTATAAAATATCGAGTAAAATTCATAATTCAATATATTTCCAATTGTATAATCTTCATTTACCAATATTATATCGTAACAATTTTCCATTGTATTATCTGCCACTTTTATTTCTACTTCATCTTGTGACAACGATTGTTTTAGAAGTTCAAATTTGTGTAACAATATTTCACATGACTTTATAATTATTTGTTCATTTTCATATATTCCTACTGATTCAATAATAAAATCAAAACTATTTTTCTTAATATATCTTAAACCTTCTAATAGCTTCCAATTTTCTGCTTCAAATCTAATTTCTGAATCTTTTTTCTCTTCATCCTTCCATTTTTGTTTTCTAATTTCTAATTGTTCTGCCATTTTTTCTTGATCAGGAGTGCATCCATATCCACATGTTCCTGTAATATTAAACATACTATCATCTCTTGCATTACTTACAGAAAATTCAGATGACAATTTAATTCTTTCTCCTGGGATTTCATCAGAAATTCTTGGTCTTAATCTCACAAAATCAATGTAATATTCTCCATTTCCAGTAGGAGGAATAAATGGAGGGAATATCTTTTTCACATCACCTTCTTCTAGATAGGTATTTGAACTTATTTCCTTAATCTTAAAATCTTTAGTAGTTACGATAACTGTAGTGTCGATTTTATTCTCAACATCTACTTCCAATAAATAATTTTTAATTGGAGTATCTTCTAAATTTTTTATACAAATTGGAATACAACTCAAACGCTGTTTCAATATCTCATTGTTCAATCTAGTTGTATTTATTACTATATTTGCTTTATTTTGTTCATAAGGCGTAGTCTTAAAACAAACAATTGGAATATCTGATAATATAGTTCTTCTTATTGCATTTACATAACTAACATCAATATTAGCGATGGTGAATGTCATAACACCGTCTTCCTCTTTTAAATCAAAGACTTTTGCCATTGTATATCTATATAATATTGTATATTTAATATTATATTAAACATATTTCAATTTTTTTAATATTAGTTAAAAACTCGATGAAAAAAACTTAAGGCATATTAAATGAGCTGTATTTTGTATTATAGCAACTTTTGCGAGCCTTCCAAAAAATTATTACAAACTGTAACTAAAACACAGAATGCAAAAGATATACATTTTATTTGTATTGATAAAAGAATTAAGGATTCTAATGGAAAAATATTTATTGTTTTACAAAATGAACAAAAAATTATTATGCCTGAAAATGTTACAAGAGTCCCTGCTCTTCTTTTATTAAATCAAAATTATAAAGTTATTTATGGAGATGATATATATAAACATTTAAAACCACAAACACAACAACTAGTTCAACAAGCTACTAAGAATAATATGGAACCTAATAATTTCCAAGATAGTTTTAGTTCATTTAGTGGTTTTGGTGGTGGGTTTGGTGGTGGTGGAATTGTTTCAGATAATTATAGTTTTTTAGATCAAGATGATACTGATCTCAGTGTTAAAGGTAATGGAGGATTAAGACAAATGCATAATTATGTTAATTTAAATGATTCTATGGACTTATCTATGAAATTACCTCAAGATGATCACGATTATAAGGCAGATAAACTTAAAGAAGGTGAGACTAGTGTTGAAGCTTTACAAAGAAGAAGAGAAGAAGAATTAACTAATATTAATTATAAATAAATTACAATAATATTTAAAAACTATAGGTAAATATTATTATGGATATTCCTGAACCAAAAAAGGGAGAAATAACGGTGTATAGTAAAAGTGGATGTTCTGGTTGTACTAATGTTAAGAAGATTTTAAAAGAAAAAAATGTTAACTTTGTTATTGTTGATTGTGATGAATTTATTTTAGAAGATAAAGAAACGTTCTTACAATTTATACATGAAATTTCTGGACAAGAATGTAAAATATTTCCAATGGTATTTGATGGTAAAATATTTATTGGAGGATTTAAAGAAATTGTAAGTTATTTAGATAAATTACTTGATTTTGATTTAACATTTTAGTAAAATATATTTTGCATAAAATAATATTTAAAGAAAAACACATATTTAAAATAACTATAATGGCTACGAATCTTGTCACTGTATTTAATGATCATTTTTCTGAATTTGTTGGCGATATTCAAAGTGTATTTCCGGATGATCCGGATATTTTAACAGCCAAAAATGCCCTTCTTACTATTAGAAAGGCAAATCCTAAGTTGTTAGTTAAAATTTGGTTAAAATATGTTGTTAATCCATATAAACAACAAATCGACTCTGGAGATATTGAATTCTTTGTTACCAAGGATTATTCTACTGATTTAGTAAAAAATGACAATGCAGATAAAATTATGGAATCGATTGATCGATTGAGAAGTCCTATTAAACATATGTCGCCTGAAAATCAATCCAAAACTATGAAATATATACAAAATTTGAGCAAGTTAGCTCTTATGATTCCTCAATAATTTTGCAAAATAGTTTAAATATAATTCACTAATATAATTATCTTTAAATGTTAAAAAATAACTATATTTTTACACCTTTCACATCTGCATAATTCAAAATGTCGAAAGTTTATAAACCGAAATTTTATAAACCGAAATTTTATTACATGAGTTATTGAATTATCATATGCAGATATTAATAGTGAATATCATCATCTTTGTGGTCCAGAAGCAAAATATAATAAAGTTAAATTATACACAACTTTTGTTTCCAATTGACGACAAAGTTCGGTTTCTAAAATAGTAAACATATGCTGTAAATTATTTATTCTGTTACCAACTCATAAACGGTAACAAAATATATTTGGTATTATGGTAGTGATTTTCAGTAACACATTTTTTCTCAAAAGTATTTTAGGTTTTCAATTTTGGACATTTATAAATGTCCATTTTAAGAAACCTGAATAAAGTCTTGGAAAAGGGGGTCTGAAATGGGATTTATGAACATAATGCTCTGGAACACATAAAAAATGATTATAAATTTGTTATGATAAAATTATTATATATTTTTATTAGAATTTAAAAATATTCTCTTTAGGAAATATAATGGAAACCAAGGAAAACGAGGCCGCCGAATTTACTAAACATAATTATACTTGTAAAAGTTGTGATGTTAAATGCTCTTATTTAAGCGATTGGACTAGACATTTAACTACTAGAAAACATACTGTCAGTCTCAATGGAAATTCTTTGGAAAAGAAGGAAATTAAAAAAAACGAATTTGTGTGTAGTTGTGGAAAAAAATATACATCAAACTCGGGATTATGGAAACATAAAAAAACTTGTAATAATTTTGATAAACCAGAAGATTCGGAATTTAAAGAACAAGAATTTGACCAAGACAATTTCAAAATTACATCAAAAATGTTTTATGATTTGTTGAAACAAAATAACGAATTACAAAAAAGCTTAATTGAAATGTCAAAAGAAAGAGGTCCGATCAATAATAGTAATAATACAAATATTTCAAATAGTAATAATAAAACATTTAATCTCCAAGTTTATTTGAATGAAACATGTAAAGATGCCATTAATTTAACTGATTTTATTGATTCAATTAAGGTTCAAATAAAAGATCTTGAAAAAGTAGGAGAAAAAGGATATGCTGAAGGAATTTCAGATATTTTTATAAATAATCTTCAACAATTAAATACACATTCAAGACCGATACACTGCTCAGATTCCAAAAGAGAAACCATTTACATTAAAGATGCAGAACAATGGACAAAAGATGATGACCAAAAAACTACTTTAACAAAAGCAATTAAACAAGTTGCAAATAAAAACATTAAACAAATTAGTGAATGGCAGAAATTACATCCTAAATATAATGATCCAGACTCGAAACAAAATGACAAGTATATGAAGATAGTTTTAAACTCAATGTCGGGTTCCACTAATGAAGAAGCAACTAAAAACTATGAAAAAATCATTAAAAACGTAATAAAAGAAACAGTTATTGATAAGTGTAATTAATTGTTATCATATACAGTAACAAAATATTTTGGGTATTGTGGTAGTGATTTTCAGTAACACATTTTTTCTCAAAAGTATTTTAGGTTTTCAATTTTGGACATTTATAAATGTCCATTTTAAGAAACCTGAATAAAGTCTTGGAAAAGGGGGTCTGAAATGGGGTTTATGAGCATAATGCTCTGAAAATCATTTTTTTATCAAATAAATTTGTTATGATAAAATTATTATATATTTTTGAAAAAAAGATTTAGGGATTTTTTATATTGATTATATATACAATGATTAGCAATGATTTTACCCATAAAACCCCTAGTAACTTTGTATGTGAAAATTGTGACTTCGCAACGTGTAATAAAAAAGATTTTAATAGACATATTCAGACCAAAAAACATATAAACAATGTTTATCAATGCGCTTCAATTGTAAAAATGCAAAAAAAACCCTATCAATGTATATGTGGTAAGATTTATAAAGATAATTCAGGATTATGGAGACATAAAAAGAATTGTTCTAAGTTTGTTGAAACAGAGGAAACAAATAAAATAAAAGATGAACTTCATATTCCAAATGAAACTATGGAAATTCTTGCTCTTTTTAAGGAACAAATAAATGAAAATAAAGAATTACGAAAAATTCTTATTGAACAAAACAAACAATTACACGAAACAAATAATAAATTACTTTTAATTGCAAAAGAAAGAGGTCCGATTAATAATAGTAATAATACAAATATTTCAAATAGTAACAATAAAACATTTAATCTCCAAGTTTATTTGAATGAAACATGTAAAGATGCTATTAACTTAACTGATTTTGTTGATTCTATAAAAGTTCAAATAAAGGATCTTGAAAAGGTAGGAGAAAAGGGATATGCTGAAGGAATATCCGATATTTTTATCAACAATTTGCAACAATTAAATACACATTCAAGACCGATACACTGCTCAGATTCCAAAAGAGAAACCATTTACATTAAAGATGCCGAACAATGGACAAAAGACGACGACCAAAAAAGTAATCTAACAAAAGCAATTAAACAAGTTGCAAATAAAAACATTAAACAAATTAGTGAATGGCAGAAATTACATCCTAAATATAAGGATCCAGACTCGAAACAAAATGATAAATATATGAAGATAGTTTTAAACTCAATGTCAGGATCCACTAATGAAGAAGCAAATAAAAACTATGAAAAAATTATAAAAAATGTAATAAAAGAAACAGTTATTGATAAGTGTAATTAATTGTTATCATATAAAAAACTTGTAATAATTTTGATAAATCAGAAGATTCGAAATGTAAAGAACAAGAATTTGACCAAGAGAATTTTACACCTTTTTACATTTCCTCGTTAGTGCCTTCGGCAAATGCCGATTATTTAATTTAAATAGTCTTCAAGTAATATAGATATTGAGCAAGTCGAAGTTAATCCATTATAAAGAGCCATACTACCAAATGCCACTAAAACAATTAATGGTAAAATATTAATTTTCTTCAATAAATTTTCTTTCCTTAATTGTATATAAATGTATATTCCTACTGATAGCATTATTATTCCCATAATTGTCTGAATAATTCTCATAACACTATAAAAATTAAACGAATTACTTCCAACAATATTTATTCTCATATCAGTATTTCCATCTATAGAAACATTATTTGAACCATATTTTAAATTAGAAAACTGAAGTTTTTGATTGACTTTAATTCTTTTATAGTCATTAAAATATTTATTTTTAATAAATTGGGACCTATTTGCAGATTGGCATACAATATATATTTCATCAACATATTTTAAATGGTTAATAATCGTCTCAGCATTAAATCTTATCATATTCATCGGAATGTTATAAAAACTATATTCTTGAGATTGGTCAAAATGTTTAGAATAAACTTCATCACTTTTACGAATATCAATAAACAGATATTTCATAATATATATGTATATATTTATTATGAGTTTTACCAATTATAAATGAAGATTTATGATAAAGAATAAAACTTCAACAAAACTAATGAATTACATAAATAATCGGCAATTGCCGAAGGCACTAACGAGGAAATGTAAAAAGGTGTAAAATTACATCAAACATATTTTATGATTTGTTGAAACAAAATAACGAATTACAAAAAAGCTTAATTTAACTGATTTTGTTGATTCTATAAAGGTTCAAATAAAAGATCTTGAAAAAGTAGGAGAAAAGGGATATCGGAGATATTTATAAATAATTTGCAACAATTAAATACACATTCAAGACCAATACATTGCTCAGATTCCAAAAGAGAAACCATTTACATTAAAGATGCCGAACAATGGACAAAAGACAATGGACAAAAGACAATGGACAAAAGACAATGGACAAAAGACAATGGACAAAAGACGACGACCAAAAAAGTAATCTAACAAAAGCAATTAAACAAGTTGCAAATAAAAACATTAAACAAATTAGTGAATGGCAAAAGCTACATCCTAAATATAAGGATCCAGACTCGAAACAAAATGATAAATATATGAAGATAGTTTTAAACTCAATGTCGGGTTCCACTAATGAAGAAGCAACTAAAAACTATGAAAAAATTATAAAAAATCATTAAAAATGTAATAAAAGAAACAATAATTGAAAAATAATATATTTAAATTAGTTTGATTTAAATATATTTCTTTTAGTAAATCTATATTAAATGACAGATAAAGCCAAATCCGTAGAAGAATTGACTCCTCCAGACGAGTTTTATAAAATTATCAATGATTTTACATGTGATATTGTAACCACTTTTCCAGAATATTCTGGAATAATTTCAAGATGGTGGAATAGACCAACTGATAATTCAGAAGAAGCAAAAACCAAAGAAACACTTTTTGTATTTAGACATTGTGTAAAAATATTTCCTGAACGTTTTTTTGATGTTTTGTATAAAAATAATGATATATTCGCAGAAGGCTCTGAAATAAATACCGAATTTTTACCTGGAATTGTGTTTAAACAACTGTGGACTCTTGATATTAGTGATAGTACTAGAGAAACAATCTGGAAATATTTACAATTAATATTATTTTCTGTAATTGGTTGTGTTCATAATAAATCAGAATTAGGAGATACTGCAAAATTATTTGAATCAATTGATGAAGAAGAGTTGAAAAAGAAATTACAAGAAACATTAGAAGGAATGCAAAATCTATTTGATACAAGTGGAACTCCTTTAAATGGAACGGATTCTTCCTTTAGCGGTATTAATATGGAAAATATGCCAAAAGCACAAGATATTCATGAACATATAAATTCAATGATGGGAGGTAAATTAGGAAAGTTAGCTATGGAACTAGCAGAAGAAACGGCGACAGATCTAAATTTAGATATGGATAATACTGGGGACGCAAAGGATGTTTTTCAAAAACTATTCAAAAATCCAGCAAAAATGATGAATATGGTTAAAAATATAGGTTCTAAAATTGATGATAAAATTAAATCAGGTGAACTCAAAGAATCGGAATTAATGCAAGAAGGGATGGAACTTTTGGAAAAAATGAAGAATATGCCAGGAATGGGAGATATGCAACAAATGTTTGCACAAATGGGTATTCCAGGTTTAGGAAAAGGAGCCAAGTTGAATATGGGAGCAATGGAAGCTAATCTAAATAAAAATATGAAAAATGCAAAAATGAAGGAAAGAATTAGAGCTAAAGCAGAAGCAAATGCAAAAGCTAGAGAACAAGAGAAAACAGCTTTTTGTAATATGTCAGATGCAAAACCACAATTTACAGAAGAAGAAATATTGAAGATCTTTAGTACAGGAGAAACAGTAGAAAAAACTCCAAGAGGAGCAAAACCACCAGAACAATCAAATAAGAGTGGAAAGAAGAAGAAGGGAAAGAAATAAATTAACAAATAGGCATAGGAACAATTATATATTGCAAAATATTATCATTATCATCTAACTCTAAATGTAGATATTTTCCAGATTTAACATATAAAATATATTGACAACAATCTTCAAATTGTAAATTATCGAAATTCTTATTTATGTCCAATAATTTAATTTTGTTGTGTGTTGTAGTTTGGTCACAAATATAATTATATGCTTTTTCAACACTATCCATTATTTTTATAACCGAATAATCATTTTCACTATAACGGTATAATACCATATATACTATTTTTGCATTTATTTGAGACATGATTTAATATAATATTTAAGAAGTATTATAATAAATATTATGAATTCAATTTTTTTTAAAAGTCTATATAATATATAATGACAACTCCATTTTGGTCTAATGAACCTACAATATTATTTAATAAAGAAAGTATTTTACAACTATGGCCAACTCAACAAATGACATTTGAAGCAAAGCTGAACTCAATAAGTAGAATTGTATTAATAATGACTATTTTAGGATTTCTTTTTACAAGAAATGTTAATCTTTTAATCATAGCAGCAATAACGCTAGCTATTATTTTTTCAATTTACAAATTAAGAAAACAAAGTATTGTTAGTTCTTTAGTTAAAAAAGAAGGATTTTCTCTTAATCCCTTATCCCCTACGGGAGCTTCTGCTTTATCTCCTTCTGCTTTATCTCCGGCTCCAATGACTACAAATCCGATTACGTTAGACAGTGTTTTGCGCAGCAATTTTCATCCTACTACTAAGAAAAACCCTATGGGAAATGTGCTGCTAACTGATATTATGGACACTCCTAATAGATTAGCAGCAGCTCCTAGTTTTAATCCGGATGTCTACGAAGATATTGATAGCGCTGTTAAAAAACAGACGCAAATGTTGAATCCTGGTATCATAAATACTAACAAACAATTATACGGAGACTTATACGAAAATTATCAGCTTGACAATTCGATGATGCGATTTTATTCAACAGCAAATTCAAGAATAGCCTCAGATCAAGGTGCATTTTCGCAGTATCTTTATGGTAACATGCCATCTAGTAAGAGCTCTGGTCCAGATGGATCCTTCCAAAGAGTTGCCGACTCGTACCGATATATACTTATTTAATAAGGTTTACAAGTTGTTTCTTTTCATTATATATCCAAATTTCATATTTATAACCTATTAGTTTAGCAGCATTCTGCTTGAAATATATATTGTGTTCATTAAGCTTGGCAGTCCAAGTAGACTTTACCTCAATACACCGATTTTGTGTTGGTATAAATATATCAACATAATGTCTATGATTTTTACCATCATTACCAAAATACCAAATATTCGGAACATTTTTTACTCCCATAATAATATTATGTTCATCAATTTTTTCTTTTTTAATAAGTTCATCTAATGCTAAATTTTCATAACCTTGTATTAAAATTATATTACCAGACGGAAAAGTATATTGTTTAGTTCTATAACAATTTTTTATATTTTTGTCTAATACGGTTGGATTTTGTATTGGATATTCAACACCATAATGTTTCAAAGAAGTTTCAATCTTTTTCTGTTTAATGTCTGCGTGTTGTGATGGATATTCAACACCATAATGTTTCAAAGAAGTTTCAATCTTTTTCTGTTTAATGTCTGCGTGTTGTGATGGATATTCAACACCATAATTTTTTAAACATGTATCGACCTTTTTCTTTTTAATACTTTCATTCTGTGATATATTTTCTACACCATATTTTTTCATAATAGTTGTCTTATATTTTTGTTTATAATTATCTGTTTGTGAAATATGTTCAACTCCATATTTTTCTAAGCAGGTTTGTTTATATTTTTCTCTAACATCTTTATTTTGACTAGCATTTTCCACCCCGTATTTTTCTATACATATTTCCTTTATTTTATCTTTAACAATTTCGCTCTGAAACGTATATTCTACTCCATACTTTTTTAAATTTGTTAGTTTCATTTTTGTTTGAACAGCTTCAGAACTAATAGCATTTTCAACACCATATTTTTGTAAACAAGTTGCTTTTCTTTTGTTTTGTTTATTTTGCTGTGAACATATTTCGCAATAAACCCCTTTTTTTTCAATTTCACGAAAAATTTTATCAACAATTGAATTACAATTAAGTGTTTGACAAGTCGCTTTTATTTTACTTTTTTTTGTTAGTTTGTCATTACTATAATCATTAAGTAGTTTTATATTATGTTCTTTACAATAATTAATTAGCTTATCGTTTGTAAATTTATTTGGATTTGTTTTATCTTTAACAAAATCCAGATGTAAAATATTTTCGGAACCATAATTTTGTAAAAAGGTTTTTTTCATTTTCTCAACAGAAACTATTTTTATACATTTTTTACAATAAGCTCCGTGTTTAAGTAAATTTATAAAATTTTTTTCAAAAGTATCTTGACAACCATTATATATACATTTTCCCTTAATAATAAATGTTTTCTTTAACTGGCTACTGCTATAATCGTCTAACAATAAAATGGACTTCTCATCACAATACTTATGTAATCGTTCAAAATCGTACTTTGTCCTAATAGGCATTTATATGCTATATATAGAATATATTTCTAAATCAATTTAAAAATTAAAAAATATATTACTATAATTAATTAAATGGAAATCCCCAAATTTGAATGCGAAAAATGCAAATTTAAATGTAATTTTGTGTCACAGTGGAATGACCATATTAATTCAAAAAAACATACAGGAGAAAAACGTAAGCCAAGATGTGATAAGATATTAAGCGAAAAGTGTGAATTATGTGATTACAAACCAATAAAAACAACTAATATGAAATTACATCATTTAAATAATCACGCAACTTTTGAAGAAAGACAAAATGGATTTAAATTTTATTGTGATAAATGTGACTTTGGTTGTTTTATTAAAATTTTATTTACCAGACATTTAGAAACAAAAAAACATATTAATAATTAAATTTAGAAAAAATATTATTGTAGTAATATATAAAATGGCTTACGTCTCAGATTATACATTTAACGGTATGTCAAGAATTAACAATGACGGTTGTTGTATAGATCAAAATTCAATTCAAAACTCGCAATCGTGTAGCTATTTACTGCAAAATTATTTTGCTCAAGACTGTTCCATGAAAAATGCCAAATCTTTAGCAACCTCTCAGCCTGGTATTAATTACAGCGGAGGTTTTGGTCTAGGAGCAGGTGGATGCAATGTTGACGACAGTTCCAAACTCTTAATTGGAGGTATCCAAACTAATCCAAAAGCAAGAATTGACTTATTTGGAAGACCATTTGCTACTGTTCCATTTTTAGGAAGAGGATCTGTTGATCCTATTTTAGAAGCCCAAATTCAACAAGGAGAAGCTATCACTAGTAAACGCAGTGTTACACGTTTAACTGAGAAGAGTTATTTGAAATATCACACTACTCCTTTGATTCCAGAAATAAAACAAACTATTCAAAATCCTAGTTTGATGATTGAAGGAATGGCTTCTGAAGGTTGGATTCGTGGAGGTGTTCCATCTCGTGAACTAACAAGAGATCGTGATTTTTATATGACTCATACTTCTGGACAATCTGCTCCTTAAAATAATATATTTACAAAACAAAGTTGTAATTTAAAGTTGTAATTTAAAGTTGTAATTTAAAATTTTTTAAATTGTTTTGTAAATATATTATTTATTAAACTATTTTTGTTAGTTATATTCATTTAAAGGTATGTTATACAATTATTTAATAATGTATAATACGGATTTTAAAGTAAAATATCAAGATATTCAAGAAGAAATTGTCTTAAAACTTAAGAAGAAACCTGAAAAAGAATATGACCCAAAGGTTAATGAAAATCCTGATGATGAATACGAATACTCTAATCAAGATGTTTTAGATGTTTGTGATAAACTTTATAGAGACGAACTGTGCTCTGTATTTTACGCTGAAAATATATTTGATGATAAAATTGATCAAGGAATGACATATGTTCTTGAAAAAATGTTAGTTAACTCTGATTTTAAAAATATTATTGATAAAATGAGAGAATTATTATATTTAAATGAAACTGGTAATTCTCCAATATTATCAGAAGAACATAAAAATAACATAAAAGAAAACTACGACTTAATAGTTCTTTTAACATTGTTTAGCAAACATATATTTTATATAACACATAAATGTATTTGTCAACAAATTAACAAAGGGAGCATTGATAATGATTTAATACAAGAACTACATGAAAATACTATAAAAGTGTTAAAACTGTAATTTTATTTTATATTTTATTATATTATATTATATTTTATTTGTAACTTTTTTTTAAAAGTATATATAAATGGCATCTACTCGCAATAAGAATACACCTGGTAATTTTTGTTTATCTTTAAAACAAAATTATGGTATTGAAGATTGGCAACTTTATAAAAATGGTGCTAATGGAACTGCTTATGATACTAAACTTTGTGGGAATGGATTAAATCCTGGTCAATTACCGTGGAACACTCTATCCCATAATCCTGCTGATATTGAATCTTTTTTATTTGGAATTAATTCAACTAATCTAGTAAACCCTGCGCCAGCTTTAACACCTGAATTAAAATGCTTACAGACGGCTAATGTTTTTAAGACGAGGAATGTCATTATGCCTGTTCCGCAAGCAATTCCAAAATACCAACGACCTTTTCCTGTTCCTTAAATTAATTGCATTAAGAAAATTATTTTAAATTATATATTTATAATAATTATGAGTAACATCAACGCACAAAATATCATCGTTACTAATTTAACGGTTACAAATATCAATGGTAAACCGGCTTCAACTTACTCTGCTTGTAATTCTGATCCTTGTGGACAAACAGATGACTGTTATGATTGTCCTGATGAAAATAATGATTGTCCAGATTGTCTTGAATTGCCGCCGTTACCTCCTTCAGGACCTCAAGGCGCCACTGGAGCAACGGGAGCAACTGGGGCAAAAGGAAGCACTGGAGCAACGGGAGCAACTGGTTCTACGGGAGCAACTGGTTCTACGGGAGCAACTGGTTCTACTGGAGCACAAGGAGAAATTGGTATATCATCCGGATTGTTATTGTATATGAATTTTAGTGAAGCAACAGCAATTGATTTATTTGCTTTTAACCCAACAACTCCATTAAATTTAAATCCTCCTTTTAATCCTCTTCCAATTGATCAAACATTTACAGGATTTATATCATCAGCGCCAACCAAAGTTTCCCATCTGTCTACAACATCGGATTCAAATGCAGTCTCACAAGTTGCGCAAACATTTCCTACAGCAGGACAAGAAGATTGGTCGACGCAATTTGCAATTTCATTATCAGAGTTAAATAATCCGCCTTTCATTCCACCTGGTATTTGGGATATGAATTTATTTTGCAATAAATCAAATATTACTGATGATGTATTATATCAATTCAGATTATATGGATACAATTCATCTATTTCAGGTATCTTAACAGAATTAGTTATAAACGGTTCAGGTTTTGATGCTAATCCAGGTGTAGGAAGTCCAATTACATTTCAAACAATATCAATGGTTATTCCAACTAACATAGATATAACTACGTATACAGATATTGTTGTGGTTCTCACTGGAAAAAGTGCATCAGGTGGTTGGGCAGCATCATCTTATTACGAAGGGCAACAATATTCACATATACACACAACATTTAGCGCACAAACAGGCGTTACTGGGCCCACAGGAGCAACTGGTTCTACTGGAGCAACTGGTTCTACTGGATCAACAGGTTCCACGGGAGCAACTGGTTCAACTGGTTCTACAGGAGCAACTGGTTCAACTGGACCCACTGGTGTTATAGGAATAACAGGAACAGCTGATTGTTTTGGAGATTATTTATATTGGAATACAAATTTTAATTCATGGACTGTTGGAGGTGATAATATAACACTTGGTTGTGGTGCTGGAGAGACAGGACAAGGTTTGAAAGCGGTTGCGTTAGGGTTTCAAGCAGGTCAATATACTCAAGGTCTTGGAGCAATTGCTATTGGTTCAAATGCCGGACAAACGTTTCAAGGTACACAATCAGTAGCAATTGGAAATCAAGCAGGACAAAATAGTCAAGGACTTGGAGCAATTGCTATTGGTAATAATGCTGGACAAACGTTTCAAGGTACACAATCAGTAGCAATTGGAAATCAAGCAGGACAAAATAGTCAAGGACGAGAAGCAGTAGCTATTGGTTCAAATGCTGGACAAACGTTTCAAGGTACACAATCAGTAGCAATTGGAATTCAAGCAGGTTTTAGTACTCAAGGACAAAATGCGGTTGCCATTGGGAAATTTGCCGGACTAAATAGTCAAGGACGAGAAGCAGTAGCTATTGGTTCAAATGCTGGACAAACGTTTCAAGGTACACAATCAGTAGCAATTGGAAATCAAGCAGGTTTTAGTACTCAAGGACAAAATGCGGTTGCCATTGGGCAATTTGCCGGACTAAATAGTCAAGGACAAAATGCGGTTGCAATTGGCTATCAAGCTGGACAAACATTTCAAGGTTCAGGTTCAGTCGCAATTGGCTATCAAGCTGGTCTTAGTACTCAAGGAACAGGTTCAGTCGCAATTGGCTATCTAGCTGGGTCAATTAGTCAAGGAATAACAAGTGTAGCTATTGGATTATCTGCTGGACAAAATTATCAGGCAAAAAATGGAGCTTCAATAGCAATAGGACATCAGGCTGGACAAAATACTCAAGGGGCTAATAGCATAGCAATTGGACAAAATTCTGGAAGAACATCTCAAGGTCTTCAAGCAGTTGCTATTGGTGGAGCAGCAGGAGCGGATTTTCAAGGTGCTTCTGCAGTCGCAATTGGCTATCGGGCTGGAAATAGTAATCAAGGAAGTTTTGCAGTATCTATTGGGTTTCAAGCTGGATTAGCAAGTCAAGGAGATTCCGCAGTTGCGATCGGAAAAAATGCTGGAAATAGTAATCAAGGTTCTAATGCAATTGCGATTGGTAATGGTGCTGGACAAACTAATCAAGGTTCTAATGCAATTGCGATTGGTTATGGATTTACAGGACAGACAACTCAAGGTTCTAATGCAATTTCTATAGGGAACCAAGCAGGATTTAGTGTTCAAGGTTCTGGAGCGATTGCTATTGGTCAAAGTTCTGGACAAAATAGTCAAGGTTCTACAGCGATTGCTATCGGTGAAAGTTCTGGACAAAATAGTCAAGGAACAAATGCAGTTGCTATTGGAAAAACTTCCGGATTTAATTCTCAAGGTCTTGAAGCAATTGCTATCGGTACCAATGCTGGATATGATACTCAAGGACAATACGCAATTGCTATCGGTAAAGATGCAGGAATTACGTTTCAAGGGTCAAGTAGCGTTGCAATTGGTGATCGTGCTGGAAGATATACACAAGGACAAAATGCAGTTGCTATTGGTATTCTAGCAGGTCAACAAAGTCAAGGTCAAAATGCAGTTTCGATTGGTAATAATGCTGGGTCGTCTTATCAAGGTTCAGGTTCTGTAGCAATTGGTGTAAATTGTGGTCAACATAGTCAAGATATTGGAGCAGTAGCTATTGGTAGTTTAGCTGGACAAATGCTACAATCATCACAGTCAGTTGCTATCGGGAATCTTGCTGGACAAATGCTACAATCATCACAGTCAGTTGCTATCGGGAATCTTGCTGGACAATTTAGTCAAGGTTCAGGTTCAGTCGCTATTGGGAATGTTGCTGGACAATTTAGTCAAGGTTCAGGTTCAGTCGCTATTGGCAATCAAGCTGGAAGAACATCACAACAAACTCAATCTGTAGCAATTGGTTTACAGGCAGGACAGTCAAGTCAAGGAGGAAATTCTGTAGCAATTGGAACAAATGCTGGACAAATTAGTCAAGCTCTAAATTCTGTCGCTATTGGTGTTTTAGCTGGAAGAACAAACCAAGGAACTCAATCTGTTGCAATTGGAAATCAAGCAGCTAATAACGGTCAAGGTTCTAATTCTGTTGCTATTGGTTCAAATGCTGGTCAAGAGTCTCAAGGACAAAATGCAATAGCTATTGGTTCAAATGCTGGGCAAACACAACAAGGAACACAATGTATTGCAATTGGTTTTCAAGCAGGACAAATATCTCAAGGGACACAATCAATTGCTATTGGATTTAGAGCGGGTCAAACACAACAACCGCCAAACTCTATTGTAATCAATGCAACTAATTCTTCTTTAAGCGGGACTACCCAAAGTTCTTTTTATGTAAATCCTATAAGAAATATAACACAAGTTGCTGTATTAGGATATGATGCTGGTTCAAAAGAAATAACATATTGGACAAAAACATTTGTTATAGATCATCCAGTAAATGAAAATAAATATTTAGTTCACGGTTGCTTAGAAGGCCCGGAATCAGGCGTTTATTACAGAGGCAAAGAAGAAATCATAAATAATAAAAGTGTAACTATTTTTTTGCCGAATTATGTTAAAAAGTTAGCAACTGATTTTACCATACAAATAACACCTATTTACTCAGGAAAAAATATAAATCAGTTATACACGTCAGAAGTAGAGAATAATAGTTTTACTGTTTATGGAGAAAATTGTAAATTCTTTTGGTTAGTTCAAGGAAACCGTTTTAACATAGAGGTGGAACCGTTAAAAAATAGTGTTCAAGTTAAAGGAAATGGACCTTATAAATGGATTTAATATAAAACGTAATAATCTTTTGATAATTATTATTTTATTAATTTATAATATTATAAATATATTAGTAATATATTAGTATTTAATTATATACTTTTTCTAAAAGTATATAATATATGTCGTATAGTAGTTATACAAATTATTTAGGGTCAAAACGATGTTGTAATACGCCTGGACAAGGCATACCTGGTCCCCAAGGCGTGCCTGGCGTAAGAGGTCCTACAGGACCCATTGGAAACACGGGAGCAACTGGAGCAACAGGACCTATTGGACCTAGTGGTGGTTCCACAGGTGATACAGGAGCAACAGGAGCAACTGGAGCAACTGGAGCAACTGGAGCACAAGGTAATAAAGGTCCACAAGGTGATACTGGAGTTGTTTACGGAGCTACAGGCACAACAGGTGCTACAGGCGCAACTGGTCATACAGGACCACAAGGACTACAGGGTGTTACAGGAGCAACAGGAGCAACAGGAGCAACAGGAGCAACAGGAGCAACAGGAGCAACAGGAGCAACAGGAGCACAAGGAGCACAAGGAGATACTGGTTCTACTGGTTCACAAGGAGATACTGGTTCTACAGGAACAACTGGTTCTACTGGGTCACAAGGAGATACTGGTTCTACTGGGTCACAAGGAGATACGGGTTCTACAGGAGCAACTGGAGCAACTGGAGCAACTGGAGAACAAGGGCCTTCTGGATTTTCAACTGGAGCCATTTTTTATTTTAATAATAATGTTGGCACGACAGGAAATACAGGATTAACCGGATTCACAGGAAATACAGGAAGCACAGGTGGTGCTATTCCTTATTCTGGGAAACCTAGAGAATTAAGTAGAGATATAGATATTAATGGGGGAATAAGTACAACAGTAGCTATTCCTATAACGAATGGAACGAGTCCATTATTTTTACAAAGTTTTTTAACTCCTATTGGAGTTCCTGATATAACAAGTTTGCCAGCAGGCAATTGGAATTTTGAATTATATGCGTCGGTTGATAACGGCGTACCCAAATGTTCAATATTTACAAAAATATATATATATATAAATAATGGAACATTATCTGCCTTAAAATCTCAGTCTTTAGATATTCCTTTATTAACGAATATACCAACATTATATTTATTTTCATCTCCAGTATTATTGGACAATACATTATCATCTACGGATAGAATATATATAGAAGTATGGGGAACTTTAGCAAGTGGTAACAGAACTATAACATTGTATTTTAATGATAGCACGATAGGACAAGTTACCACATCATTAAATCCATTTATTCAAGGAGCAACGGGAGCAACGGGAGCAACAGGAGCCACTGGTTCAACTGGTTCAACTGGAGCAACTGGTTCAACTGGTTCAACTGGGTCACAAGGAGCAACTGGTTCAACTGGTTCAACTGGGTCACAAGGAGATACAGGAGCAACTGGAAGTATAATTAGCGCAACAATTGAAGGCCAATATTTAGTATGGGATGGCAGTCAATGGGTAATCGGAACAGATAGTGCATATTTGGGGGAAACAAATTTAAATTTGGGAGCACGTTCATTAATGTCATTACCAGGCACAACAGGAACTTATCTAGATAATACAGCTGTAGGATATAATGCGATGTCTGTGTCAACTGGCGGTAATGAAAATACAGCAATTGGCTCTAGTTCATGTGCAAATACTATAGGTAATTCAAATGTTGGAGTAGGTAAATCCTCTTTACAAAATAATACAACAGGACAATATAATACAGCATTAGGAACATTTGCTATGAGTAATGCAGGTTCAGGCGATTATAATGTAGTAGTAGGTTATAATTCACAAATTGTTTCTGGTTCAACCGGTTCAAATATAATAGGTTCTTCAGCTACAGGAGCTGGTTCAAACACAACTGTGATTAAGTCTTTAAGAAACGCTGATGGCACATTAATACCAATACCAGATGCTAATTTTTCAAATTATGTTCATTATAATCCTACAAGTAACGAAGTAACATATATTCCAGAAGTGTTATACATAACAACTAGTCCATATATATTACCAGCAGGTGCATCTAATCAGCAATTAACAATAGTAAATCACGCAACTGGGACTTCAGGTTACGCTCCTTATCCTCGTAATTCTTTATCAACAAGTGGTGGTATTTCAGGAACTGTTTATGCTCTCAGTGTAAACACTGTATCAAATGATATATATGTTGGCGGTAATTTTATAAATGCTGGTCCTAGTAGCACTTCGGTAGGACATATTTTTAAAGCATCACAAACTGGTTTTACTATTACAGATACATTGGCTGGTGGATTTTCTACAGGCGATGTTCTTTCAATATTTTATGATCCAACTGATTTAAAAATTTATGCTGGAGGTTCTTTTCTTAATTCAGCTGTTCCAACAACTGTTAATTACATTTCATATTATAGCTCTGGTTCTTGGAATACAATGGGGTCGGCATTTGGTGGAACAGGAAATATTGGTTTAGACAATAATGTTAATGCTTTAGCAAAATATATACCTGGAGGTTCGTCACAATTTGTAGCAGTGGGTGGTGATTTTTCAAATGGTTCAGGTACAACCTTAAATAAAATAGCAGCATATGATCCTACAACTGATTTATTCTCACCATTTACTGGTTTATACCAAGGAGCTAGTGGAACAGTTTATGCTACGGTTTACGACACAACTGCTAATTGTATATATGTAGGAGGGTCATTTTCTTATGTAGCAGGCGGTGTTCAAGCAAATAATATTGCCAAATGGAATTTAAGTTCAAGTACATGGTCTGGATTAATAGATTCAACAACTTTAATAAATGGTGTAAATGGTACAGTTCAAACTATAGCATTAGATTACAATAATGGAGGAAATATTTATGTAGGAGGTTCATTCAGTAGTGCCGGTGGAACTACAGCAACTAGAATTGCTTATTGGGATAATACTAATAATAGATGGTATGCTATTTCAGGAGCTTCAGAAGGAGTAGGTGGTTCTTCAGTTAATGCTATTAAAACTCAACCAATTGTAACTGGATATAGTAATAATATTTTTGTAGGAGGTGATTTTAGTGCGGTAGATGGTGGAACTATAAGTGCTGGAAATGTAGGTGTATTTGTTCCAAGTGGAAATGCATATACAGGTAGTTGGTTTCCTATTTATTATTCAGGTGGTTCACCTACAACAACCGCTAATCAAACCGGATTTAATGGTCCTGTCTATGCTTTAGAGTTTTGTGAATATTCTGGTGCAAAAGGTCTTATAGCCGGAGGTAACTTTACATTGTCATATGCTGGATTGGGTAATCCAGCTTGGCCAATGAACTACATTGGACTTTATTATTTATCCGGTGGAATTGATTGGACACCATTTGGTAATAGCACCACATCTGGAGGAGCACTTTCAGGAACAGTGAGAGCATTGGCTGTAGATGAAACAAATACTTCTGCTACAATAGTTTATGCTGGAGGTGATTTTTTAACTGATAATGACACTACTGATCCATTAAATAATATTGGGTTTTATATTTTAGCCGGAATGAGTTGGTTCCAAATGGCTCAAACAGCTCCACCTCCACCTCAAACTACAAATGTAGGAACTAATAATACAGGTTCAGTAGATTCATTAGCATTTGATTTAATTAGTAATACATTATGGGTTGGAGGTTCATTTACTCAAATGGGACCTTATACGACAAGTAATATTGCAGAATGGTATGGTACTGTAGCTACTGGCTCGAGTCCAAGCGTATACGGACAATGGACAAATGTGTCATTTGCTTCAGGTGAAGGGACAAATAACGTTGTTTATGCTTTAAATGTAGCCATATACCCTCCTAGTCCAAATAGAATACTCAGTATTGGAGGTACATTCGATAACATTACAAGTGGTACTAATTTTAGTAACGTAAATAGAATAACATATGGAACATACAATACTTCAACACCAGTAACTAACAATTCTTGGAACCAATTAAGTTATTCAACAAACGGACTAAATGGGTCAGTTTACGCATTAGAATATCTAGGTTCAGATTTATATGTAGGTGGTTCATTTAGTACAGTCCATACAGTATCAGGAATTAATAATATAGTAAAATGGGTTGGTCTATCTCCGACAGATGGTTATTGGGAACCAATAGTTTATAATGGGGGATACGGGGTTGATGGTATAGTTAGAGCATTAGCTAGCACCGGTTCAGAAATGTATGTTGGTGGAGATTTTTTTAATACAGGAAGTGGAACCAATCTAAATTATATTGGTAAATGGAATGGGTCATGGTCTCAAATTACATATAGTGGTAATATAGGGTTAAATGCTCCGGTTTTAAGCTTGTCGCACAGGGCAGTTTCAAATGAAATTTTAATTGGCGGAACATTTACAGCAACAAATGGTTCAGCATTATCTCCATTAGATCGTGTTGCTAGTTGTAGCACAGGAACGTTATTATTCAATCAGGTAATAAACGCTACTTATGCTGGAACCAGCGGTCAAGTAAACGCAGTATTGGCAAACGGAACGTATAGATATGTCGGAGGAAGTTTTTTAACTACATCTCCTACAACAACAATAACATTAAATAATATGGCTATAATATATCCCCCTTATGGTTCTTTAACAGTGAACGGTACATTTTCTAATCCATACGGAGGAACATTATCTTCTATTACATCTGATTATTACGATGAAACAACACATCTAATTTATGACACTACAGATAGTGTTTGGTTATTAGCTAATGGTCCAGCATCTGCTGTAGTTCCTCAAGGTACTTACTGGGCTGATTATTTATATTGGGATAATTTAACAAGTAAATGGACTGTTGGAAGTGATAGGGTAAGAATTGGTCAAAATTCTGGACAAACTCAGCAAGGTATATATTCGGTAGCAATTGGGTATCAAGCCGGATTTTCAGGGCAACAAAACAACGCAATAGCAATTGGTTATCAATCGGGATTTACAGCGCAAGCAGGCTCTTCAATCGCATTGGGAAATTATTCTGGGCAAAATAATCAAGGTGCTAGTTCAGTTGCTATAGGAAATGCAGCGGGACAATATTCTCAAGGACAACAATCAATTGCTATTGGTTTTAATTCGGGTAATACAAATCAACAAGCGAATTCTGTTGCGGTTGGTGCTTTTTCTGGATTTCAAGGACAAGGTCAGTTTAATGTTGCTATTGGTTATTCAGCAGGGCAACTAAATCAATCTTTTTATGGCATTTCAATTGGAGTATCTGCTGGTTCTCAGTTTCAAAAACAATATACTATTGCTATGGGTACAGAAGCAGGATTTAACAATCAAAATAATTATGGAATTGCAATTGGGTATCAGGCAGGATATAGTAATCAAGGAACAACTGCTATTGCAATTGGGTATCAAGCAGGATATACTAATCAGGGGTCAAATTCTATTGCGATTGGTTACCAGGCAGGGTATTCTTTGCAAGCGACAAATGCTATAGCAATAGGAGTTTTTGCGGGTGGTAGTAATCAACAAGATTATACTGTAGCAATAGGATGGGGTGCAGGGAATGGTAGCCAGCGACAGCAAGGTATAGCAATCGGATATGTAGCAGGCCAAATTTCACAGGGTCCACGAGGTATAGCTATAGGTGTTCAAGCAGGTAATCAAAGTCAAAAAAATGATAGCATTGCTATTGGTTATCAATCCGGTTTTGTTTCACAACAAACACAGTCAATTGCAATTGGGTTCCAAGCGGGATATAGTAGTCAAGGGACACAATCTGTGGCAATTGGGTTCCAAGCAGGATATACGTTACAAGGAGGAGGAACTGTAGCTATAGGTAGGCTATCTGGTAATACAGGACAAGGTTTTTCTAGTGTGGCTATTGGAGATAGAGCTGGAAATTTTCAGCAATCATCAGCTTCTGTAGCAATAGGTATATCCGCAGGGTTTTCAAACCAAGCAGCAAATTGTATTGCTATAGGTAATTCATCTGGAGGTTATAATCAATTATTTGGTAGTATAGCAATAGGAACATCTTCTGGTTCAACAGGCCAAGGTATTTATTCTATAGCAATAGGATTTCAGTCAGGGTTTACTAACCAAGGTTCTGCTTCTGTTGCAATCGGTTATCAAGCTGGTTTATTTACTCAAGGGTCACAAAGCATTGCAATCGGTTATCAAGCTGGTTCAACGTTACAAGGATTAAATTCTGTAGCAGTAGGTTATCAAGCTGGTGCTTTTACTCAATCGAATAATACTGTTGCTATAGGGTGGCAAGCAGGTTATTTTTTACAACAAACGCAGGCAGTAGCAATAGGGTATCAAGCAGGTTCTTCTAATCAAGGCTCTTCCTCCGTAGCTATAGGGTATCAATCAGGTTCAATAATCCAGTCAGCAAATGCTGTAGCGGTTGGTTTTCAATCAGGTTATTTTAGTCAACAGACTCAAGCTGTCGCAATTGGATGGCAAGCAGGTGAAACATTTCAGGGAACAGGCGCTATAGCAATTGGTTCAAATGCTGGAACAAATACGCAAGGTCTAAATGCTGTTGCAATAGGTCTTAATGCTGGACAAACTCAACAAAATTCTCAAGCTGTTTCAATAGGTTTTAATGCTGGAGCAAGAGCTCAAGGTTCAGCTTCTGTAGCAATTGGGCAAAATGCCGGTTCAAATACACAAGGAGGATTATCAGTTGCAATTGGTTTTCAGGCAGGACAAACACAACAAGGAGCAGCTTCAGTTGCGATGGGGCCAAATGCAGGAGCAGCTAGTCAAGGAAATAATTCAATTGCTATTGGTCAAAAAACAGGAGAAACTCAACAAGGCAGTGCTTCTGTAGCGATTGGTCCAGGATCTGGTGCAGTTAGTCAAGGCGCCGGTTGTGTAGCAATTGGTAGTTCTCCTGGTAACCTTGCTCAAGGTCAATTAGCTATTGCTATTGGACAGTTTGCTGGAGCAAGTTATCAAGGTCCAAATTCTATTGCTATTGGCGTTGGTGCTGGAGCAAATACACAAGGCAATAGTTCAGTTGCAATTGGCGTTGGTGCTGGAGGAAATAGTCAACAAACTCAAGGAATTGCTATAGGGTTTCAAGCGGGTTTAGCTAGTCAAGGAGAACAGTCAATTGCTATTGGGTATCAAGCAGGTATTACATCACAGCATTCTAACAGTATAATAATTAACGCGGCTAATGTAGCCCTCAATTCAGCAACTCAATCGGCTTTTTATGCCGCACCTATTAGAAATATAACACAAACTAATGTATTAGGATATGATACAACAGCAAAGGAAATAACATATTGGACTACTCCTTCTGGTGGTGCTGGAACTCTTCAACAAACATTAGATTTGGGTAATACCGCTTCTGGTTTGAATGCTACAATTGAATTAACTGATACTGATATTGGTGGGGTGTTAAATCCTATACTGACTTTAAATAATACTGATACGAATGCTGGTTCAGCAACTATAAAAATGTATAAGAATATCTTTGCAAACGGAAGTTCTATTGGCGAGTTGTCTTTTCAAGCAAACACCGCTATTACTGGAAACCCTGTAAGAGAATACGCAAGAATAGGTGGAGTGATTAGAAATAATACTGCTTCTAATGTAGATGGTTCTATTAATTTATCAGCAAGGATTAATGATGTTCTTGTAGAATGTATGAGAATTAATGGTGCGGATAGTCAAATTGAGATTTTCCAACCATTAGACCTTAATGATAAGGATATTGTTAGTTCTACTGGTGATATTGAATTGAATGCTACTGCGTCAAGTGGAACAGGGCAAATTATTCTTAATCCAAAATCTACGAGTAATGTATTGTCTAATGGGAGTATTGCTGTTCCTTCTAATTCTAATCAAATCTCAATAGGAACTGCTCCTACTACAAATGTAATGGATAAAAGTGTAATTCAATTAAACGATACAACAAATACAAAAGGTATTGTTATTAGTAATTCTATTGCAACAAACGAAAACAGAATAACTTTAACAAGAGTTTCTGGTGGAGGTTTAAATAGTAATGGTGTTTCTAATGTTAATAGTGATGCTTTACAAGCAGTATATTTAAATAGGACAACAGGTTCAAATGCGAAAGATATAGAGATAGTTAATTATTCAAGTGGTGCTTCTTCTAAAATACTTCATCGCAACGCAATAGATACAAACCCTTTTGAGATTGAAAGTGAAACTACACCCCTTCTTTTGAGGGCAACATCTGCTACTATTGGAAGAGGCAATATATCATTTAATCCTAATACGACTAATGGTGATATAGAGTTTAATGGTGCTAATTTAGAGTTTAATTCTACAAGTGGAGGTAGTAGCGGTAAGTATTTAAGAATTAAACTAAACGGAACATATTACAGGATAGAATTGTTAAACGATTAAAATAAAATTAGAACTCCCTTAATGATTAAAAAATATTAACTTATAATATATATATATATGAATCGCGATGAGTTTGATGCGGTATTTTGGTCGTTCTTTATTAAAAGCGTCAACGGTTTATTATTCGGACTTTCTAAAATGGCGTATAAAAGCAAATGTAAAGAGGTACAATTTTGTTGTCTTAAAATAGTTAGAGATACAGACACGGAAGAGAAAGAAATGGAATTTGAGAGAACGCACCCACTTACGCATACAGAAAGTAAAGACCACATTGAAAAATCATATAACGAAAAAAGGACGACCTACACCCTACACCCTACACCCTACACCACCTACACCTAAACGGAACGGACATTTGGATACCTTATTTTACAGCCGACCCTTCGTAAATAAAAAATATCTGACTACTATTGTTCGTATGGATTTAATACAAAATTAAATATCAAATTAAATTATAAAAATTTAATATTTAATGATTCATATTTTTTGAATAAATACTCTATAACCATTTTCTAAAAGAATATATTTCCCTTTTATTTTTTCTAAAAAGTGGTCAACACCTTTTTGGACGTTTTCGAATTCATCTGTTAAAGAAATCTTATATAAATAATCATCTATTCCCATAATTCCATTTACATTTAATAATTGCCAACTTAGCAAACAATCTGTATAGCAATCAATTGCTTTATGTGAACCGTCAACGTATATGAAATCATAAGTCTTGTTTTGTTTAATTAATTGTGGTAGAACAAAGGCTGAATCACCCTTCAAATGAGTAACCCTATTTGTTAATCCGGCTTTCCCAATATTTTCATTAAATACTTTTTCTATATTCATTTGTTCTATTAGTTCCAAACTACTAGTATTCATTTCTGTAGCACATTCTTTCTCTACATAGCTTATCCACGGGTCAATTGTAGTAGCTTTAGCATTAGGTAAATATTGTAACATTCCGATAACTGATGTACCGGCAAATGTCCCAATCTCAAGAATTTCACATGATTCATAGGTTATAAAATTTGATAATATTTTAACAAATGTAATCTTAGCGTTAGTATTTTCAGGTAGATCGTTTGTCCAATTATACATATCAGCATAGTCTAAAAAATCATTATTAATTGTTAGTTTGAAAGGATTATAAGGATTGGAAAGTGTATCATTATTATACATATTTTCAAACACATCGGAACCAAAATTGGGAACAGTTGTTGCAATAACAGTTGTAGACCCATAATAAATATTTTTGTCAATAAGATACTGATTAAGATCACAATCTGTAGCATATTTAAATCCGTTTTGTAAAATGTATTGGACATATTGTTGAGCTCCTTTTAAAGTAACTATGTAGCTGGTTGTATTGTTTGAATTATATAATGCGTTAAAATCCGGGTTTAACTTACAGACATAGTCATTTACATTTGAATATGAAATATATTTGTCATTATTATTTGTTAGATCCCAAGGTAAGAATATATCTCGAACGGCATATTTGTGGAATCCAAAATGTACAATTTCAGCATCTTCTGGTATATTATTTGATAACAGATCAATATAATTAGTAAATCCATCTTTGAAAACGACATCGTCTTGACATATTACTATATTTTGATAATTACATTTAATCATTTCTAAAAATATGTTAAAATGACTAAGTTGATTTCCCATTATTTTAAGTTTAGTTGGCATATCTAAATAATTAACATTTTTAAACAGTTGTGTTTCTTCGAGAGAAAAGTTATATATTAGTCCATTTATAGCTTCAAACCGACAAATCTTATCTAAAGGGACTCTTTGATTAGAGCATTGTTCCAAGAAATGTATATTCCTGTCTTTTCTGTGATCTAAGTTGATATAATACAATTTGTCGATTTTATCAAGCGATGAATATTTTTCCGCAATGCTGATAGTTATATTTTCTGATTCCACTACACTCGTCGTCGTAGTTCTGATAAATGATTTTAACAAACGGAGCGCCTGGTTTTCCCAAGAATGGGTTTTAGCCCAAGCATAATTTTGTTCAATTAGATGGCTAATGGATTCGGGGTTATCTAATGCCAAACAAATTTGTAAAAAGGCATTCTCTTGCCAATCAGGAGCTAGAACATCTCCTAAAACGGTGATGCCTCTTGAACCGACAGTATCTTGTAAAGAAGCTAATCCATTAGTAATAGCCAGTGTTTTAGTTAGCGCGGCTTCTAACGCTGTTAAACAGAATGTTTCTTTAAATTTACATGGATAAAACCATATTGAAGACTGTTTCCAATAATCCGATAAAACTTTTTTAGAGACCCAACCATGATTAATAATAGATTTACTATATTTGATTTTATAATCTTCTAGAATCTCACGAATTTCTTTAAGTTCTTCTGGATAAAAATCGTTTGCCCATTTATTATTGACATCGGTGAAAATATTTAGAGTTGCTTGGGGATATCTTTCTACAATTCTAGGCCACATTTTTAATACAATACTTAGACCTCGATTAGGGAATGAAGAATAAATGAATGAATATGGGATTTTGCACAAGGCTCTGCCTTTGTTAGTTTGTTCGTCTAAGAAGTTAGTAAAATCAATACCGTAATGTAGTGAATTTGTTATATTTGTAAACTGTGGAAATGTTTCCAAAAAATGTGTTTTGTGCCACTCAGTCAAACAAAAAATGTTCTTTATTTTTGGATGAATTGGTATAACATTACCGCTCAATTGAAGGTCGTGCAATATAAGATAGATGTTTTCCACGTGTCCCTCAATAGTAGCAGGTATATACTCTGAAAAACGGCTAATAATACAGTGTTCAATTTTTATAGTTGAAATTGTTTCCAAATATCTTTCCAATTTGATATATTTGACTTGTTCAAAAATTTCTTCATTCTCGCAATTACAAAACACAATAACTTCAAAATTAGAATGTTTGCTAATATATCTCGCCATTTCAATAACCCATGTTTCAGAACCACCGACACCACTTTTCAAAATATTAGAGCCCGACCATTTTGTAAAACCTCCATCGGCTACTATACAGAAAATAGGTTTCAAAAATGTTTCTGCTTTTAAACTTATTGAAGGCATAGCAACTAACAAAGAATAAATTTTATACCAATCGATAATTAATGAATAATATTGTTCTTCTGGTTTGTTTTTTTGCAAATATAGAGAGCATACCTCCAAACCTAACTTATAATCTTTAAATTGATAGGAAAGCGACGATAAATAATATGGAATAAACAGATAATTAATGGTTGGTTTCAAACTATATTGTTGATGTGAAGGAAACCCAATTTGATGTGCTTTTTTAAAATGATCAAACGCTACATTTAAATTTCCTTCCAAGAAATAATGTATTCCAAGAAAATAATCACCCTCAGGTCGTGTAGGTTGCCATTCAATACACATTTTATAATATTTTTCAAATTGTCTCCAAGGTTTGTTTAATTGATAAATGTTAATTCTAGTGAACTCAAATAGTGCATCAAATTTTTCCTGTTCGAACCCGTCTACTTTAAAAAATGCTCGTTTATAATAATATTCGGCTGCCTTTTCAAAGTTTTCAAGCATTTTATATGTTTGACCCAAATAAAATAGATGTCGTGGATCATCAGGATATTCCTCTATCATTTCATACAAACATTTTAAATCGTAATGTTTTCTTGCATCAGACCTGTTTTGCATATAATCGTTATTTAAATCATTGACAACTGCTCTATTATCAGGTACTCTAACATTTATATTATCTTTATCTTGAATAACCTCGTGCATCGTATAAATATATCGAAGTTTGTTTTCACTTTTTGTGATGCGATTAGAGATGTATTCAACATCGTGGCTTTTGATTGTTAAACTATATGAGTCGGCAAATTGGTCGCCTCTGATTTCATTTAAGAAACTGCGTAAATTGTTATCAACAACATAAGTATCATCTAACATTAAATTATATTTGCAGACGGTTCCGGCAAGGTTTAGACAACGATTACGACTGTCTCTAAAATTAATAAATGGTTCTTCGTATAGAGTTCCTTTCTTTTTTCCAACTAACAATCTATTAATACAAGCGATCGTATCATCTGTTGAACCAGTGTCCAAAATAGTCCAGCGGTCAATTAAAGGTATATTTTTTTCAAGCATTTGTGCAAATAATTCACCTCCATTTTTAACCATAATACATAAATGAATTAGATTATCATAATTTAATGTGTTAGTTGACTTGTCAATATAATAATAAAATTCTTTAACAAATAGTTCGTGAATTTTTGACGGTAAATATAAGCATAAATCTGTATTTGATAATTTATAATAATGGTTATATTTATTTATTTGTAATAATAATTCATCATATTTCGTTAAAATAATTGGTTCATAATTATTAATTAGGTCTAATTCAATCTCTTCTGGATTTTCAGAATAAATAACAAAATTATTTACAGGTTTATTGGTTTGCCAAAAAATATTAGAAATATTATGTTTTACGACATTTTTTTCTATATTGCTTTGTTGAACACCTTCAGTTTTCAAAGCATAAATTGATTTAAACTTAGAAGCGCAATTTATGGGAACAAATCCTCCGTGTGTCTGATTAAAAACAATACAGTCATCGATACCTATGTTAGATAATTCACAAAGTAAAGATATAATTCGTTCAAAATATCCAAGTTTGTCTTTGATAATAAGATTATTGTATTCAGCGTGTGGAATTGTTAAAAATTCATTATCGCAAATATGATAAGTTTTTTTATTTAATTCAATAATCATACATTAAATAAAATATTGTATTTAATTTATTATTTATAAAATATTTAAATATAACTTTATTTGTTAGTTTAATATGAATATAATTGAGAAAAAGGTCAAAAACAATATTCTTTTGGATGATGACTCGGAACCATTAAATAATTATACTGATAATGATACGAATGAAGTAATAGATATTTCAAAAAACCCCAACTTATTTTCTCATACGTTAAAACGTAGTCCGTCTTGTGGTCTAATTGTAGTGGATAATTTTTATAATAATGCAATGGATACTAGAAAATATATTTTGAGTCAAGAGTTTTCTGTAAATGGTAATTTTCCTGGACAAAGAACAATATCTTATGCAAATGAACATTTAAAAGAAACGATCCAGAAATATATTGAACCGTTTGGCGGAAAAATTACAGTATTTCCTTGCCCAAATGATACAAATGATAAAGAAGAAGAAATCTATAATGGTGCTTTTCAATATACTACAGCTAGAGATAGGTCGTGGATTCATACAGATAAATGGAATAATTGGGCTGGTGTATTATTTATGACACCAAATGCACCTCTTTCAGCAGGAACTGCTTTTTATAGATTTAAGGACGGAGCAACATGTGAAGAGGATGGAAAAATATTAAATAATAAGGATGAAGTAGACAGATTTAGTCAAGATCTAACAAAATGGGAATTAGTTGATAGTGTTGGAAACGTGTTTAATCGTCTTGTGTTATTTAATGCGCATAGATATCATATGTCTATGGATTATTTTGGTGATACAAAAGAAAATGGTAGATTATTTCAAACATTTTTCTTTTCAACTGAGAGATAACATATTAATAAAATATTGATATAAATACACTTTTAAAACTATATAAAATGGATAAGATAGATAAAGTATTTTATATTAACTTAAAAAGAAGAAATGATAGAAATGAACATTTTATTGAAACTTGTTTAAAAGACGCACAAATTCCAATAGATAAGATTGAAAGATTTGAGGCATTGGATGGTAAAACTTATACTCCTCTAGAAGAAGAAATGAAAATGTTTTCAAAATGTGATTATTTGCATCAGTCTTTTTATAACAATATTATATGTAATCAATTAGGGCACTATTATATATTAAAAGAGATCATTAAGAATAAATATAATTATACAATGGTATGTCAAGACGATGTTTATTTTAGAAAAGATTTTCAGTATTATTTTACTGGATTAATGGATAATATTCCAGTTGATGTGGAAATGATCAATATTGGTTTACACGCATATAGCGTGTATGACAAATTTGTTCCGTGGGATTTATCTAGTTCACCAAATAATGATTGTATAAAAATAGGTGAAACCAGAATAAATGAATATATTTGTAAGTTAAAAAAAGATATAAATCCATGTTCACTGGCATATATAGTAACATTACAGGGTGCTATTAATTTAGTTGAATATTTTGATAATAATGGGTTTAAAAGAGCCACTGATTGGAATTTTAACGATTATTTACATAGTAAACAAAATTTTTATGGTTCTCTTCCTGTATTATGTAGTGGTAACTCTAATTTAAGTTCTGATATTTTTGTTTAATGTAATAATTAATATTAATATAATAATTAATATTAATAATACTCTAATTTAATTATTAGATAATGTATTATTCCATATTTTAGATCTATTTTCCCATGAGCATTGTTCAGCATATTCTCTACCATTTTTTCTCAATGTTTCCTTTTGTTCATCAGTTAAACTAACAAGAATATCAATTTCAGAATTAGGTTTAACTTGTATACCATATTTGTCTATTGTAAACGGTAATCCTGCAACTGGATAATATAAACAAATTACTTCTGACATTAACATTTCCAACGCAGTTATACACGACGTTTCAGGCCAGTGTGTTGGATATAGCCAATACTCAGAAGTTTCCATTTCACTATATAATTGATCAGTGTTTAATTTACCCAAGAATTTAATACTATCATTTGTATCAATAATATGTTTAAGAATAGTTTCCTCAGGATTAGATGGAAATGTTCCATATGATGAAATAACAAGTGTTGCATCTGGCATTTTTTCTAGGATTGATGGCCATAGTTTTAATAATATATTTAACCCTCTATCAGGTCTTGATGAATAAATAAACTTGTTTTTTATTTTTTTGTTAGTATCTATAACATTGAAACTTTTAAGATCAATTCCATTATTTATCAAAGTAATTTTATCTTTAAGTGTTGGATATTTTGCTACAAAACAATTACGTTGCCATTCTGTTAAACATATACATTTATTAATATATTTATCCCATTTAGATAATATTTGTGTTTCATTTAAAGAACAACCATAAGGTAATAACATAACATCATGTGCCCAAATAAAAGATTGATAAAACGAGCACTCTTTAAACATTTCGTAAAAAGAAATATATCTGGATACTATTAGCGTATGAATTGGTGTAGAATTAACAAAATTTGTTAGTTCGTTTAAATGTATATATTGGATATTATCAATAATTTCATTCTTTACGTGTCCACTAATATAAATATTATAATCTTTTGGAAAACATTTACTCAAATATGCTACAGCTTTTTCAGATCCACCTAATGCATTGGTTTGTATATAAGTATGATTCCATTCAATATCTGAAAATCCAGTGTAAATAAGTATATTTTTTGAGTTCTTACATATTTCTGTGGAGAAATTTTGGGGTTTGTTAGTTACCTCTTTAATTATATAATTATCTAAAAGTATTCCAGCATTTTTATATTCTGGTTTCAATAAAAAATCTAAATTTTGTAAATTAACACCATTTTCATATATAAATTTGAAATAATTGTTGGCTAATTTAATGAATGTTGTATTGTCTTTTGGAACATGTTGTAAGAAAAATTGTAAATTATATAGTAAGTTTTTAACATACCACTCTTCAAACATTCTTTGTTTTTTGGTAAATATAATTTCATACATTTTAATAACACAATCAAAATCTTGAACTTTATCAGCAATTAGAATCATATAATATGGAACAAAAAAGTCATATTTGTCTTGTGTTGTGAATAATTTGGATGCCATATTTGTATGCAAATATCTATTTTCAAAAAAGTCCTTTATATTTAAATAATAATTATAGGCAACTTTATGCATATTTTCACAACAATAATGAACTAACAAAGGATACATACATTCAACTCTTTCTGTATCATATGCAAATGCTTTAACTAAATAGAAAAATCCTCTTTCCTTTTCATTGAGTTTTTGGTAACAATCATATAAATATAAACACGCAACATATTTTTCTTGAGGCCATTGTTTTTCTTGATTAAGAGTTATTTTATACCATTTAATAGCATCTTCAAATCTTCCACAATCTTTATAACTATTTGCACAATAGAAAGCATAACGATGAAATAATTGGTCGTTTATTTTTAAAGCCTCGGAATGAGCTTTTTCGAGAATTAATGCATCTTTCAAATACTTATCTGGATCTAGGTTTCTACTACCTGATCTTCCTGAAACTACATAATAATCCCCTTCAATTACTAGAGATTTCGATGGACCCTCTTTACACGAAATAAATTCATGAATAACTGATAAAAATTCAAATTTTTTATGATTATTAATCATTAAAACTCTAGTATAACTAGTTCCAAAAGCAGAGCCAAATTTATAGTGATATTCATCAAACAAAACCTCTGATGGTATCTCAATATTTCCCACTATTTCATCGTCAGCATCAAAAACTAACAATAGATCTGTTTTTGTATATGCTCTTTGTAATGCTAGAGTTCGGTTATGTGCAAAATTCGTCCATTCATCATAAAATAACTCGCCTTTTATACCTTTTTTTTCAAAAAAATCCTTTATAATTGTTGGTGTATTATCTGTTGAACCAGTATCACAGATAACCCAATAATCAAAACTTATTTTTTTACAAAGTTTTTCTAATGTGATTTCAATAATATGAGACTCATTCTTGACTATCATATTTAGACATATAGTTGCCTTTTTTTCTGTTATAATAAAATCCATATAAATAGTTATGAATAATCTATTTTTAACTATTTATAAATATAAATATAATATTTATTATTGAGACAATAATAATAGATAATCATTAAAATCTTCAAAATAATTATAATCATTTAATTGACCATAACTAACAATTACTTCAAATTTTTCTTTAATTTGAATTCTAAGTATTCCCCTATAATTAATATTATGAAAATAGCGAACTGTTATTTTGTCTTTATAATTTTTAAGTAAATGATACATAAATTTCCATACATCTCCTGTCCATTCTTCATCATATTTAAGAATATTATTTTCATAATGGTGTTTTATAGGAATCTTTAATTGTTCGTTATAATTTGATGGAATACAATCATCTACAAAAATTATTCCGTCATTTGTTAACACATTTATACTATTGTTAAAATCTCGTAATACATTTTCACAATGATGCATTCCATCAATAAATATAACATCAAAATTTAGTGGTTTAATATTTTCAATACAATCATCGGAATCAATTGATTCATTATCTGAAATATTAATATTATTAAAATAATCGTCAGAGGTGCATTTGTGAATTTCAACATTATCCAATGTATCGCATTTTGGATCAGGATCAACACCAACTTTATGTAAAAAATGTGTTTTTGAAAATGTATATCCATTTTCTATTCCAATTTCTAAATAATTATGATATTGTTTTGTTAATACATTTATTATAATATGTCTTTCATTTACTGTTGTATTGTATTTTAACTTATGTATATTAGCTGTAATTATTTCATATTTGTTAGTTGATAAATAACATAGTTCAAAATATTTAATTAGTTTGTCTTCTGGTTCATCCATCAATAAAAAACATTTCATTTTTTCAAATCCCAAATTTTCTAATCGTTTCCATAGATATTCAATATTGCATTTATTTTCAATAACAATAAAATCATTGGTAAGATCTTTATATAATTCAGTTATTCTATTTATATTTTTTAGAAGTCCGTCTAATCCAATAATACAAAATTGTTGTTTATAATCATTATTAACTAACAAATTACAAAAATTATGTTTATAATTTTTTGGATCACGTTGCCATATTATACTATTATCGTGTAAATATGTTTCATCTTCATATGCATTTAACTTATGCATTTCAGTATGAATATCAAACTTATCATAATAAATTGGACTGATATATTGTGGACCAATACGATTAATTTCAGCATTTCGTATTAATGAAAAATTATTATTCTCGTCATTCATATATTGAATATATCCCATTTTATGTATTTTTGCTATTTTTGTATTAAGTGCAGTGCGTAAAATAATTTCATAGTCATCGCATATTGGTAAATATTCGCAAAAATTTCCCATTTTTAAAAGAACATCTTTTCTCCAAATTCTTGGATGATTTGGGCAGCAAACTAAATGGCTAAGCGTAATATTATTTATATTTGGTGTAATATAAACGTAAACCCATTTATCATTATATTTTTGACAGTAATATGAACCATAACCTTTACAAATATTATTACCATACCAAAAATTGCTTCCATTTTCATATAAATTTATAAAATCCATATAAATAAAACCTACTTCGGAATTTTTATCAAAAAAATCAGCAGACTCTTTTAAAACGAATGGTAAAATTTCGTCGTCGTGATCTAATTCTAAAACATATTGTCCTCTACATAAACTAACAGCTTCATTCTTAACATTTCCAATATATCCATTATTTTCAAAACGTCTATACAGCCTTACACGAGAATCATTTATTAACATTTTTTTTAAATATGTAAAATTTTTATCATCAGGCGAATCATCCATTATTACCCATTCCCAATTTGTTAGTGTTTGAGACTTTAAACTATTAAAAACTCTTATTATTTTGTCAAATGAATTGAATGATGGTGTAAAAATAGAAAATTCTGGTCGAGTATTAATACGATCTAGACTACAAATGTCAATATAAGTTTTGTTAACTAATTCGTTAAATTTATCAACAGAAATGAAATCAGAAATATAGATAATACGGTTAGATAACTGTGAGTTTAATAAGTCAGCCAAATCATCATTATATTCTTCTTTAGTTTCACCAAATACAATCAAAAAAGGATAAATCTGTTTATAAAACTTATTAAGGGCCTCCTTTTTATTTATAATATGTAATGTACAATCTAATTTGTTAGAATTATCTGTTAAAATATTATCAATGTAATTATATTTATTATGACGAAAAAATAAAATAAAAGGATATTTCATTATATTTTATTTTATTTTATAATATTTAAATAGTTTTAAAATCTATTATTAAAATGTTTTTAAAATTCTGGTGTATGCTTTTTAAATAAACATCCCTGTGGAATTAAATGTTTTACATCACTTGTAACTACTTGAGGATTTTGATGTTCACAATTTGTCATCCAGACCTTAACAATACAGAAATTTTTTTTAGGGGAAATGGTAATCCCAGTTACACTGTTCACAAATGTGCTATTAGCGCTTACAGATTCTCCAATCAGAACATATGTAAGATCTCTCCAAACTTCAAATACATTTTTATTAGAAACTTTATAAGAGAAACATCCACCATTTCTGTTTTTTGCATCTTCCCACATAGGAGTAATTCCGTCCTTCATAATAAATAACATACAGTTTTTAATTAAACCTTCTGGAAGCATTTCTGTAATACCAATGGATTCTTCAATAGTTTTGAATTGATAAATCTTCTTATAACTCTTGACAGTCCAATCAGGATCTTGAGGTAAATGTGCCCATAAATTCCATTTATTTTTTAATTTATGAATTTCAATAGTTTGTTCAGAATTACTTGCAGTAGCCATTGTTGAATCAGTATAAGAGGGAACCATTATACTTATATTAATTCAATTTTTTTTAAATTATTATTAATAATAATTATTATTTTTATTTGGGCATAGAGTAATTAATGATCTTTATCTAATTTAACATAATCATCTGATTTATCAGATTCCTCTTCTAATTCTAATTCTAATTCTAATTCTTCTTCTAATTCTTCATTCATATCATCATTTATTATCATATTTTCTAATTTATAATTTATTTTTTTAATTTCATATTCATCTTCCTTGATAACTAAATAATCATTTACCGTTAACTCAACCATATTTACATTATGATCAATTAAAAATACTTTATAATCAAAATTATTTTTATCTATTTCTATTTTTAAAATATTTGTTAAATAATAATTAAAAAACTCTTTATTTAAAACATTGTTAACTATATAATGATTACCATTTTCATTTATTAGATCAATTGAATATTTTTCATTTTTATATGTTAATTCTACTGCAAAGAAACGTATATTTGATTGTTTGTAATCATCCAAAGATTGTGGAATTTTAGTGTAATGAATTTTATTAATCTGGTCACAGTCATCTTTTTTATCAGTTACCATTATAAAATCGTAATTATCATTATTTACTGATTCTTCAATTGTATTTAATAAAATACAGTTATTTTTATTTATAATAATTTGGTTAATTATTTTTCCATCCTTATAAATTCCAATAACACTCACCTTTTTTTCTTTATCGATTAATTTATTTTCTTTTAAAAAATTTATTAATGTTATCCACAATACAGAAATATGTGGACTAACAAATGTTATTATTTTATTAACATAAATTTGTGCTACGCTATAATAATACAATAAATTGTATCCTAAACTCATTATTTGTGATTCTAGTTCTTTTTTTAATTTATTCATTTTATTTTCAATAGCATTTACTATTATCTCATATTCTATGGGATATAAAAAGATATAAATTTGTTTAATTATTATTGCGCTTAATGCTATATAAATTAACATAATACATTATTGCTAAAATTTTGTTTAAATAGTTTTATTATAATTTCAATAAAAATATTTATTCGTATTGTGGATCAGATGACCAAAATGGTGCTACTTGATTAGATGTTTCAGTTTGTCCAGATGTTTCAGTTTGTCCAGATGTTTCATCTTGATCAGACGGTGTATCTGAATATGTGACATCAACAAATTTTACCTGTTTATTTGGTGTTTTAACAGTTGATGAGCTGTAAATTAAATTTCCACTTTTTGTTGTTGATGAATCACAATTGTCACATTTGAATTTTAATTGTCCTGTTGCTGCATCTAATCCAAACACATATAACAGAATTGCTACTATAATTGACATAAATATGAAGGGAATAAAAACTATGATCCACGATACTATTCCCATTCCTGATTGACATAAAGCATTTAAAAGTATTGTAATTATTATCATCACAATTATTTTGAAAAACGCTGTGTTATATAACCCTTTAAAAGTATCGATAACTATTTGAGTTAACGAGAATGCTACATATATTAACGCTGGTGCACATAAATTCAACATATTGACTTATATTATCTTAAGAAAAGAGTTTAATTAAAAATAGGTTCTCCATCTTTAATAATTCCTACTTTCTTTCCAACATCTCCATCAGCAGTGATCTCATATAGGATTCCATTTTCTTCGTGTGTTGCAAAATATGTGATGTCGTCTATTTCTATTTCAAACACTTCTTCTTCTTCTTCTTCTTCCTCCTCCTCTTCTTCTTCTTCCTCCTCTTCTTCTTCCTCCTCCTCTTCTTTAACTTCTACATTCGCTGTCAATTTTTCTTCTTCTACCTCTTCTTCTTCTACCTCTCCTTCTTCTACCTCTCCTTCTTCTACCTCTCCTTCCTCTTCCTCTTCCTCTGTTGGTTGAGTTAATTCGGATTTTTCCGGAAGTTTTTCTAAAGTTTCAGATTCGTCTTCAGTCTCAACTTCTTCTTCAGATTCTTCTTCTTCTTCACTTACATCTTCTTCACTTACATCTTTTTCAAGTGGTTTAGATAATATTATAGTATCACAAGTAATTAATTCAGGAGGATCATCTTTCTCTTCTTCTTCTTCTTCTTCTTCTTCTTCTTCAAGTTCATCTTTCTCTTTTTCTTTTTCTTCAATCTTAAGTCTAATATGTTCTTCATCAATTAATTTAGTAGATTGTATTGGTGACACAGATGTATTTAAAAATCCCGGATAACTGGTTAATACTTGTTGTCCACGAATTTGTTGACATAAATATCTACTATTATTATTTGTATTACTCTTAATTTCATCTAACTCTCTTTCTAAATTATTGAGTTTTGTAGTAAGAGTAAAAATTATATTATCATAATTTTTAGAAATATTAGAATCACGTTTTTGTTCTAAATCATATACTTTTCCAGTAAGTATGGAAATTACATCATCATAATTATATTTTTTAATTAATTCATCATTAATATAATTTTTATTAATATTAGAATCATCTTTTGTATTATTTGATATTTTTTGTAACATAGAATACATATGTTCAATAGTTGCCATTTGAATTAATTTTTCAATATTATCCATAGTCGTAGTCATTCTTTATTGATAGTATACTATATAACAATTCGTTTAATATGATTTAAAAAATGTTTATTGTAAATATATATATGTCAGACGGAATAAGTTTTTTTAGTAATGATGACCTGATGAATAATGTTAAAAAAATTATGTCTCAAACAAATTATACCGAAGAACAAGCAATAGAGAAACTAAAATTATTTAATTGTGATTATATGAGAGTTTTAAAAGATTATATGGGCATTCCTGAAAAAAAAGAGGAATCCAAAGTTAAGTCTATAAATCAAGAAATTTTCAGACAAATTAGAACTAAATTAGACAGTTCTATGAAAGAATATAGAGATAAACATCCCGTTAATTTGGATCAAATCATTGAAAATTTTAATGAATCTGATGAACGTGAGAAAATTAGAATAAAAAATTAATATATCTAGACGGAAAATAGTCTTCCAAGTATATTCCGATTTACACTTGGAACTAACAAAATATTTATATTCTAGATTTTTGATGAAATATAAATATTCTAATCCAAACTTGCTTGATTGGTTATACCAAACTTTTCATTTAAAATATAAGATTTATTTTGTTTTTTTCTTTGTAACCTAGCCTTAACTTGGTATGTATTAGAAGGTATAATTTTGTTATTTAAAATAAAATCATCATTATCTTCGTGTAATTCAGGTAAAATTCTAGTTAAAGGTTTATCAACAATTAAAAACAACCTTTCATTACGTAATAATGATCTATATTCTTGAATAGACAAATTACCATAATACTTTTCCAACATATAAAAAGGATTTGGCGCAGGTTTAATATTTTTCTTATAATCATAAATTTTAGCATAAATATGATTGAATAAATGATACCGTTCAAATTTAGTTGAACTATCAATACTTTCATTCATTAAATATGCAGCACCGCATTCTGGACTACAAAAACAACCATAAACGTGATAAGTTCCATTTATGAAATGTTTAGGTATATATATAGGAGGATTATCGAATTCACATGTATCCCAAAAACAAGCTGAACGTTTATTATTAACATTATTGATATGTAAGTTATGTTCTAATTGTTTTAACTTTTTCCATATTTCTTTGTTAACATCCTTACAGACTAATTCATCCTCAACATCTACATCATAATCACTGTCTAAATTAGAAATATTGGTAGTAGTTTTGTCCTTAAATGTATTCAAATTTTCATTACAAATAACGTCATATGTTAAATCATTTTTACCACTAGAATTATATGATTCAATAGAGCCATTATTTTGTATAGTATTTTGTAGATCTTTCATAGAGCATTTTAAATGTAAAATTATATTTGGTTTCTCTTCTTTTTGTGGTATATTAGTTACAACTTGTTGAATAATTTTACCACCTTTTGGTTTTCTCCCTCTTTTTTTCGTAGCAGGTTTGTCATCAAATGTTTCTGGTTTGGAAATAATAACAATACTATTATCATTAATAATATTATCATTCATAACATTATCATTAATACTATTATCATTAATAACATTATCATTTATAACATTATCATTCATAACATTATCATTCATAACATTATCATTCATAACATTATCATTTCCATTTCCATATTCCTCAGATTCAAAGTTAATTTCATTAACATTTAAACTAATAATTTCATTTTTTTCTGGAGTTTTATCCGAAAATTTAGATACATCCTTTTCTTTAACAATTAATTCCATATTTAAAGCAGCCATTAATTCTTTTTTTGATTTTCTTCCTCTTTTAGCTTTTATAGTCTCGTTTCCACTTTCTACTACATTTTCAGTCTTCTTTATAATTTTGGGTCCCATTTATATTAATATATTATATGTATGTATTAATTTAAATCGTTTTACAATATATTTAATGAGAATTCAGAAAAAAACGAATTAATCAACTATTAACAAATTATAAATTTATATTTATATTTATATATTTTATTTATTATAACAACTTCTACACACTGGAATATAATTATCTGATCCTACAACAGTTTGCTCTGTTTCGGTAGATATACGTTTAGAGAAAATACCAGTGTTTCCATTTTTACAAATTGAACATAATGATGTTAGTTTGGTTACTTTGTCACATAAGGGAATTATATCAAGAATTTGTCCAAACTTTTTTCTCTCGAAATCTCCATCTAATCCACAAACATATACCTTTTTATCATATTTTAATAATATTTTCACAAATTCTTCAAGATCTTGGAAGAATTGTCCCTCATTAATCAAAATAACTTCACTGGTTGCCACATTAACCTTATCTTTAATTCTAGGAATAGTTTTTATGTCCTCCTCCAAACTTATATTATCAGACCAAATATCAAATAATTTTTCAGTTTTAATACATGGTATTTTTACTTTATCGTGAGTTGACAATAAACTTTCATCTTCTTCATCGTCATATCTTGTATCAATTGAATGATTAATCACTGCAACGGGAATACTACAAAACTTACATTGTTTATAAATTTCAACTAATCTGCTCGTTTTGCCTGAGTACATTGGACCAATAATCAATTCAAGATATCCAGCTTCAGTATGAGACGACATTCCTATATTTGCCATAAAATATAATTATACTAAATATTTCAATTTTTTCTATTTATATTTTGACAATTTTACTTAATTACATATTAAACAAATAACTTGTATATAATTATAAATGGCTAGTAACGGTGTTCCGTGGTGTGAGAAATATAGACCACATTTGTTTGATGATATCGTTTTAGTTCCTCTAAATAAGAAAATTCTTAAAAACATCATCGAAACCTCCTATTTTCCAAATTTATTATTCTATGGTCCTCCTGGAACTGGTAAAACAACTACAATCATCAATTTGGTTAATTCGTATCAAGATAAGCTTAATCAAAAGAATAAAGAATTAATGATACATTTAAACGCATCAGATGAAAGAGGTATTGATATTATTAGAAGTCAAATAAATCAATTTGTAAATTCTAAGACGTTATTTAATCAAGGTATGAAATTTGTCATATTAGATGAAGTCGATTATATGACGAAAAATGCTCAGCAAGCATTACGTTATCTTTTACAAAATTATTCCGGTTCAGTTAGATTTTGTTTAATATGTAATTATATAAGTCGTATTGATGAAGGTCTACAGAATGAATTTTTAAGATTAAGATTTAATCAACTACCAGAAAAAGATATAATTAAATTTTTGGGAAATATATCTTCATCTGAGAAACTAAATTTAAATGAACAATCTTTATATTTAATTCAAAAATTGTATAAATCTGATATAAGAAGTATGATAAATTTTATGCAATCAAATCAAAATATAAAGGAAGAAACTATAAATATTATAGATGATTCTATTTGGAACAATTTACATAATAAAATTAAAAAAGGTGATGATATAAATAGTTTATTTTTATTTGTAAATGAAACTAGTCTAAAATATAATATTGATAAAAAAAATATAATAAAAGATTTCTTGAATTATATTATTCGTAATTGCGAAATAAAAAATGTTCCTGAATATTTAAAATTTGTAGAAAATATAATACATTTTGAAGATTGTAAAAACAGTTATTACGTAAACTATTCATTAGTAAGATTATCTGATTTGTTAAAGGAATCGTGATGAGACATCCTTAATTGTAACTTTAACATAAATTCATTTGGAGGAGAACTCTTTGATGGATCAAAGAAATTTTGCTTCAAACTATATTCATTATATCTTACTCCTTCCTTCTTGTTTGTAGGAGAGGTTTGTGGGATAGGGATAATTTTACTTCTTTCATTTATAACGTGTGGTTTACAACTGTTCATATATTCTATATCAAAAGAAAATAATTGAAATAAAATAATTTAAAGAATATAAAGATATAGTCCAAAGTAATATAAATGGATCTAAGCATCGCAACTAATAATAATAATATTGATGACGAATGGTCTTCGTTTATTACAACAAAATATGAGGATAATACGTCAGATGACGAAAATAATAATTTACTAGATGAATTTAATGAAGCAACTCAAGAATTAAATTCAGCTGAAACATTTATTGGTGAGGTCCCTGAACCAACTGAAATTTATATTTCTACAAAATCTAAAATTGCATATCTTGAACAACCAATTGATTTGAAAATATTTTGGGATATTCCTGTTATTCCTTACGCTAATCCTACTAATGGAGTTATTAAAAAACAAATTAAACTCAACTCTAAGACACAAGAAGAATTATCTACTGTTCAAAAGCGTCTTAAAAAGGAATTATATTTTGATGAACATATTATGTCTCATATTGACAACCCTAATGGTCGCATTAAATTTAAAGATATTCGCAAGATCACTATTGGCATATCTAAAAAGGATATGATGAGTTATCGTTCCAAGAAGAAGCAGGCGTTTTATAATTGTTTTGTTATGATTATTCGTATCAAAATGGATACTGCTTTCAGGGAATTTCATATCAAGGTTTTTAATACAGGTAAATTAGAAATCCCTGGTGTTCAAAGTGAACCTATGTTTGAAACTGTTCTTAAAAATATTATAGAAATTTTACAACCATTTCACGAGTATACTTTATTATATAAGCAAAAAAGTGATACTGTTTTAATTAATTCAAATTTCAATTGTGGATTCTTTATTAATAGAGAAGTTTTATTCGATATTCTCCGTAACAAATATAATATTCAAGCAATATATGATCCTTGTTCATATCCCGGTATTCAATGTAAATTTTATTATAATAATGATATCGGGATTCAAACCGGAATGCAAATAACAACAGAAAATAAAGATAAATATAAAAATATCACTGAAGTATCATTTATGATTTTCAGAACTGGTAGTGTTCTTATTGTTGGTATGTGTGATGAAAATGTTCTTCACGATATTTATAAGTTTTTGAAAGTCCTTCTAAAGGCTGAATTCAAATATGTTTGTCAAAAGATTATTAGTGATAATAATTTTAATGTAAAAGATAAAAAGAAGAAACTTAGAAAAAAAATAATTTGTATTATTGCTGGGCTTTCTGAAGAAAAATTAGATGAGAATGGTTCTGAAGATGTTGAAGAAGATTTTAAAAATGTTGAAGATGTTGAAGAAGATGTTGAAGAAGATGTTGAAGAAGATGTTGAAGAAGATGTTGAAGAAGATGTTGAAGATGTTAAAGAAGATGTTAAAGATGTTGAAGAAGATAAAAATATTACTCCTGCTGAGTATATCAATAAAATTAAAAAAGAAAGAAAAATAAAGGCTAAATTTGATATTATCGATGAAAATATAGAAATTATTGAAGAAGCTTAATCTGTAAAAATCCAGTCTACTATTTTATTTAATTCATTATCAGCTATAAAAGTATTTATTTCAGAGTCATAAATTTTATTCTTTATTGTCTTGTCATCTATCTTTTTTTTAATATTTAGTTTTCTTATAAATTCATTTAATAAACTGAAAAAATCCTTTATCTCTAGTTTTTTATCAGATAATACGCTTGTAAATAAATATATACAATCAATAGATCCCTTCTTGATTTTATTTTTATTTAATGTTTCACTTATAAATTCTATACAATCGCAACATAATTTGATATAATCCATTTTTGTTTCGTATTTAAAATCCTTATGGTTTATGATAAACTGAACCATATTTTTATATATGTATGTATAGGAATTTACAACTGATAATATATTCTTTTCATCTAAATTTGGTTCTTTTATGTTTTTCTTATATTCAGTATTTAAATCATAAATTGTCTTCTTATAAACAAAAAGGATCACATCTCTTGAACTGAGTTGTAAAAAAGTTATATTGTCATCTGATATCTGTTCTATAAACTCAATATAAAAATAATATGCTTTTTGTGTGTGATAGAATGTTAGTTCTAAATTTTTTGTATAATAAAATATAATAGAAAATATATGCATTAATGTTTCTATTCCTCTTTCAAATATAAACCTGTAATAAGGTTTATTTTTCATCGTTATTTTTTCTGATATGCAATGCATATATTCTGTAATTACTATAACAAATTTATTTAAAATCTCTTGAACTGTGTTATCTATATGAGGCTTGTAATTTACAACATTATGTAATATATAGTTTGGATTTTCACTTACTGAACTTTGAACCGAATTCTTTTTCATTTATTATTAATATTTATTATTAATATTTATATTTATATTAAAATACTTTTTAAATATAAGTATTTAAAGACTTTGAAATAAATTTTAATATAAATGTCTTCTTTTGAACAAAAATCAGGAAGTGCTCCAGCACCAGCACCAGCATCTACTCAACCAGTTATCGCACAAGGCCCATCTGTTACAACAAATAACTCCACTTATCGTCTCCCAACAGATATTACGTTTCAACATGCTAGTAAATTAGCTATTGTTGAAGATAAACCCATTTTGTTAGATTATTGGACTGATTCTCTTGATAATAAAGCTCTTATTGGTATTAGAGAATCTGGCGAAAAATTACTTGTGAAGTCTGCTGAGGAATACACATCTCCTATTTCTAAATTCTATAAATCAGGATCTGAATATATTATTATTACTGAGAACTCTATTTATCTTGTTTCTAGTGATATTCGTAATAGAAAAATTTCTTAAATTCCACCTTTAGGAAAGGTGGATCCAAATAGTTGTTATACTTTTTATATATTTATATACATACTTTTTTTTAAAAGTATATATATATATATAAATGTCAAATCGTAAAGGTTTTAGAACAGGATCTAATAGTTATGGACAATTCTGGTTTGGTGGCAGCAGCTTTCCTGGATTTTTATATAAAAAAAATGTCGGTGTAGGCGGCCGTAGAAGCACTCAATTTACTCCTGGAGGAACTACCATCTGTAATCAACCTACTGATTTATGGAATAAATATACTCCTGGTGCAGGTGTTGGTGCTTCTAGTGTTTCTACAAGACGTGCTAAAATGATTCACGCAACGTCTTGTAATAAAACTCAACAATGTGGTAAATTTTTCACACAATTAGGACAAAATCAAATAAAAGTTTCTCAATATAATAATCCTACCTCAAACTTATCTGTTTATCCTCAAGCACCTATTTATTTTACACCTGGATATTCTACTAATCCAAATTTTAAATCTTCTTAAACATTTTTCCAGAAACTAAGTTTGAAGCATATTTAGAAACACCATATTGTGCGTTTATATGTTCATTTTGTCTTTGTTGAGTTGTTGGTTGAACTATATTTCCTAAATTTGTTTGGAATACCATATTTCTTACTGAAGTTTGATATACTGGTGTAAATGTATTCTGTAAACTTGTATTCTGTAAACTTGTATTCTGTAAACTTGTATTCTGTAAACTTGTATTCTGTAAACTTGTAAGATGTGCTTCTATATTTCGTATATTATATGATTTTCTACCACGCATTTATAATATATTTATATCAAAAAATATATTATATTTTATCTTAATTATTTTACTTTGGAGGAACAAACAAAATTGGAACATTATTAATGCGAGCCCAACGTGCTCCACGAGCACCAGCACTAGCACCATTATTTGCTAATTGATGATACACATTATAAGAATATTGTGTTTGGTTTTGAAATCCAAAATAATTGTTTGGTCTTAACGGAAAAGCCATTTCTCTTTCTTTTCCAGCAAAAGAGTTAGTATAAATTCTTGAGGAAAGTCTTAATCCTGATCCCATTTATATTATAACTCAATATAAAATAAAATATAGAAATAATTATTTTATTACATTTTTTACATTTTTTACATTTTTAATCCTTGAGCAACTCGCTTTAACGAACCACCCGTATTTGCTTGATAAAATTTGAGAAGCTATTCTAGCATTTGGTGCTGTTTGTAACAATTAAACATAGACGCTATAGCATAGACGCGGTAGCATAATTAACTCCAGATGAACGACCTCCTGATCCTGATAAATTTGGCATTATAAATATATAATTATAAATATATTATTATAAAAATTAAGTAATTGAATTAATTTTTATAAAGTAATAGCCCCCTACGAGAATTGAACTCGCGACCTCCAGTTATCAAGTCTTTTTATACAAGACTGGTGCTCTACCACTAAGCTAAAGGGGCCCATATTATAACATAATATTGTCTTTAAGTTGTTTTATTTGATATATATATATATATATTTATATATATATAATTTTGTTATTATCTAAAAATCTATTTTTTTTAATTGATCCATCACTTCTTCTGACAACTTTTCCGGAAATTTCACATCAAAACATATCACTAAATTACCTGTATGTTGCTCTCTCGAAAACCCCATATTTGGGATTATTTTTCTATATCCGTGGCTAATTATATTTCCTGAATTATTTGTTATCGTATATGTCTTTCCTGTTATATATTTCAATTCAAAACTAAATCCACATAGAGCCTCCTTTACTGTTATAGTTTTGTCTAACAATAAATCTAAACCACTGCGTTTGAACTCTGTATTATTCTCTATTTTTATAAATATTTTTATATCACCTTTACAATCTTCTCTAACAATATTTCCTTTTTCACGTAATACAATTATTTCACCTTCATCTATTCCTTTAGGAACAGGAACATAAACTGTTTCATTTTCAAATACCTTATTTTCATCTTGAATTATCCATCTTTCTATATCAACTGGTATTGTTGTTCCTGTCAAAATCTTATCAATTGGCACTGTTATATTTTTTATTATTGGTGTCGGTTTTTGCATACCTTGAACAAACCCTTGTGGATTTACTTGTATTCCATTATGAAAAATACGTATGTTTCCACCAAATGGACCTCCTTGACCAAAAGGTTGTTGTCCTTGACCTGGACCAAAAGGTGGTGGTGGACCTTGACCTGGACCAAATGTTGGCATATGCCCAAATGGCATACCACCAAAAAACGTTGCAAACATATCTTCCATTGGATTTTGACCTTGATTTTGACCTGGATTTCCCATCATCTTTAAAAATGGATTGTTTCGAGTTAAGTCGTATTCATGTTTATTTGTTTGATCTCCTAATGTTTCATATGCTTCACTTAACTTTTGAAACTTTGCAGTTGCATCTGGATTATTTTTATTTTTATCTGGATGATATAGCATTGATAATCTTCTATATGACTTTTTTATTTCATCTATTGATGCAGTTTCAGCAACTTCTAATATATTATAAAAAGTATCGCTCATTTATAATATTATAATTCAAGATAAACTTAAATACTTATTAACGTATATAATTATTCTAATGGACCAACCATTGTTTTTAAATAAATATCAACCGCTTTACTTTAAAGATTTTGAAACGGATGATGAAATGATTGATATTCTTCAAACTTTAATTAAAATGAATAATCTCAATATTTTATTTATTGGAGATATTGGATCCGGCAAAACTACCTTTTTAAATGCAGCTATTAAAGAATATTATACAGGCTTTCCTCACAATAAATATCAAGACAATATTTTACATATTAATTCTCTTAAAGAACAAGGTATTAACTATTATCGTAACGATGTTAAAACTTTTTGTCAAACTTGTTCTTCGATTAATGGAAAAAAGAAAATTATTGTTTTGGATGATATTGATATTATTAATGAGCAGAGTCAACAAGTATTTAGAAATTATATTGATAAATATAGCCATAATGTTCATTTTATTTCTTCTTGTAGTAATTCTCAAAAAGTTATTGAATCATTACAGTCTAGATTAATTATTATTAAAATTAAACCCTTACAAAAACATAATCTAAATAAAATAATGCAAAAAATTATTGACTTTGAAAATATATCTATTTCAACTGATGCCAGAGACTTTATTCTAAATGTTTCTAACAATAATGCTAAAATTCTTATTAATTATATGGAAAAATTTAGACTTCTTAATATTCCCATTAATTTAGAACTTTCAATCAGTGTCTGCACTAACATCAGTTTTTTTACATTTGAAGAATACACCTCTCTTCTCAAGAAAGGTGAACTTTTGAGTTCTGTAAAATTGTTATATGATATTTATGATAAAGGATATTCTGTTATGGACATTTTAGATAATTATTTTTTATTTGTAAAGATCACTAGTTTACTCTCTGAGAATCAAAAATATGACATTATTCCTCTTATTTGTAAATATATTACTGTATTCCATAATATTCATGAAGATGAAATTGAATTAGCCTTATTTTCTAATAATTTATTTAGTATTCTCACTAAATAACTGATTTATATAATTTAAACTACCAAAATTTTAATTTATATTTACTTATTATAACATGTCATCCCAAATATTTAAAAATGCAATTCCTAATCAACTATTTATTAAGTTATTAGATGATATTGCAGTAAAAACTGATAAATGTTATGTTCTAAACAATAATTCTTATAAAAAGGGGATGTTTAACAATTTAATTGTTAATTTTATAGAAGAATGTAAACCATATTATCATTTATCTAAACGTAAATATCTAGAAAGAAAAGTATGTTATAATTCATTTATTACAATTATTCGACAAATATGTAATTTCAACAATATTACATATACATCTCAAATAAAATATGATAAATCTACTTATGATATAATGTATTATATCTATCTTATTTATTAAGATTTATTATTTACTTTTTGTTCCCAATTGTATGTATTTCTCAATACTCTTAGATATTTCAATATTTCAGAACGTTTTAACTTATTATTATCGTATCCTGAAATTTCATAATTTTTATCCATACTATTCTCAAAAAATTCATAGGTAACCTCATTTAATTTCATTGAATCAATATTGTTGAAATTATATAAAATTAAATTTACTTTAGATTGTCCCATAATTAATTTAATAAAGTCATATAGATCACGTGCCGAATCACAATGAAACGTATATGGAACATAGTTGCTTGTTCTTAAATCTTCTCGTCTTCCTCTAACAAAATAATCCTTATGTTCTAGGCTCCAACCAATAAACAATCTTGTATCTACTGGAGAATATGAAAGTATATTATCACATTCTTCAATACACAAAATTAATTGAGTATCCATTTGTAATTCTGAATCTGTATATAGAAAGTCCGACATTTTATTATACATATTTACATCATATTATATCTAAATTGTTTTATAATATGAATTAATAATACGTTAAAAGTAATAATTATATATAACCTTAAAATGTATTATAATGGATAATGATTATCTATATATTGTAGCTACTTTAACATTCATAGCTGTATTTTTCATTTCTTTTCATTTTTTTCAAAGTAGTAATACGGAAACTGATAATGGTATTAAATGTGATGGAGATAAATGTTTTATTGAACATAAACAAACTTGTAAACTTGTAAACAAAACTGCCAATTGTGACGGTGAAAAATGTATTTAATATTAATTTATATATTTGTTATCAATAAAGGTAATAAATATATTGGTAGTTTGATTAGGGGTGATTTCAGTAAGGTAATTTCAATTTATAAAAGTATTTAGGTTTTGAAAAATGGACATTTATAAATGTCCAAAATGAGAAACCTGAATAAAGTTTTGAAAAAGGGGGTCTGAAATGAGGTTTCTGAGCTTAATGCTCTGGATCACAGAAAAAATAATTATAAATGTGTTATGATAAAAAATATACTAATAAATTCGTAAAACAGTTTAAATACTTTTCTGTTGCTATATTAAGCAACATATGGCAACAAAAAGTATCGAAAAGTATCAGGTATTTTTTACGTGCAACAAGTGTGACTATACAACGTCTTACAAAAGTAATTATAAAAAACATATTGCCACTCCAAAACACATAATTGCAACAAATAGCATCATTTCGCAACAAAAAGTATCAGAAAGTATTTGTAAGACATGTGGTAAAAATTATCTAAATAGAACAGGTTTATGGAGACATAAAAAGAAAGCACAATGTAACTTAGAGAAACACAATAATAATCATATTATAATTGAAACCAAAGACACAAAACAACTAACTGAACTTGTTATGAAGGTTGTTGAACAAAACCAAGAACTAACAAAACAAATTATAGAATTATCTAAAATACCACATGGTTCAATTAATAATAACACAGTGAATAGTCATAATAAATTTAATTTGAATGTTTATTTAAACGAAACGTGTAAAAATGCTATTAACATTTCGGATTTTGTTAGTTCATTAATCGTATCTGTCAATGATCTTGAAGACACTTCTAGACTTGGATATGCTGAAGGAGTTAGTAATATTTTTCTCAATGGCTTAAAACAACTTGATGTTCACGATAGACCTGTGCATTGTGCAGATAACAAAAGAGAAGTTTTATACATTAAAGATAATAATGAGTGGACCAAAGATACTGATGATAAAGCTACTTTAACTAAGGCGATTAAACAAGTAGCCCATAAAAATATAAAACAAATTAGTGAATGGCAAAAACTAAATCCTGAATACAATGATCCTTACTCAAAACAAAATGATAAATATCAAAAGATATTATTAAATGCAATGTCTGGTTCAACAAAAGAAGAATCAGACAAAAATTATGAAAAAATAATTAAAAATGTTGTTAAACACACTGTTATTGAAAAATAAATATAGTTTACAGGGATAATATCTATCTATTTCGATAACATTTTCTAGTAAACTCTCTAATAATTTGTGTCATATTTTCTAATATTAATTTTTCTGTACCTAAACATTTTTATTATAATGAAAAAAAAGACAAAATTATTAATACTGTTTCTAATCAAGACAAAATTATTAATACTGTTTCTAATCAAGACAAAATTATTAATACTGTTTCTAATGAAGACAAAATTATTAATACTGTTTATAATCAAGAAATAATGATTTACAATTGAACCAACTCAAATGGGCGGAGATAATCATATAGTTACAGAATTATAAATATGTTGGTAAAGTTTCCTTATCATTTGATGCACTAACATGTCTTTCAAGTATATTGATATCATATTTTCTTCCATTTATTCTACGATTTTCCCATACTTGTTTCCATTTATCATCAATATGTAAAAATAATGTATAATAAAATTGGCTATTATCTAAATCATATTCACTTCTAGTATTATTTAATATTGATAGTTGTTGAGGTTTATAATCGCATTTATCAGAAAAAGTTAAATTAAATGATACATCTTTTACACCTAGTCCAACCGATTCAACTGTTTTTATAGGAGCTGGAGTTAAAATAACATAAGCATTTTTACCTGATATATTATTAATTGTTACTACTTTGTTTACACCTATACGCCGTTGGATATCAAATGGAGAAACTTGTCGAGTGGCTACTCCTCCAATTGCTCCAACAATATTAGCAGGATTAAAATTAAGAATAGACCATATGCTAAAAGGAAAATGTTTCTCTTTCTCTTTTACTTCTACTTTTACTTCTACTTCTTTTACTTCTACTCCAGGTTTAACAAATGAAACCTTTTGAATAGACTCTAGTATTTGTTGTTCGTCATTTGTTAGAATGTCATCTACTTCGTCGTGAATCTTGTCGTCTAAATTACTCATTATATTATAACTAAATATTATAACTAAATATAAATTATAAAATAATTTAAAAATTTATTAATATATAATTACATAATGGAAGATCTTAAAAAAGAAAATGATGAATTGAAAAAAGAATTATCAGAGTTAAAAGCACAGCTAAATTCGTTGTCTGAGTCAAAAAAAAAATATTACGAAAATAACAAGGATGCCGTGAAAGAAAAGGCATCGCAAAGGTTAAAAAAAATAGCAGAAGAAAATCCAGAAAAGATCAAAGAATATCGCAGAAATGCATATTTAAAAATAAAGGAAAAACTTCAAAAAGATAAAATAGAAAACATTAAGGAAAATACATAATTCGTTTCAAAGTATTTAGAAATAATATTTGTATATTATATAATGCCAGCTAAGTCAATATATAATATAGACACACTTAACGAATTTTGTTTACAAAATGAACTAAATTTACTTGATAAATATGAAGAAGTTAATAGAGATACTAAAATTGAAGGTTATTGTAAAACCCATAACTGTAATGGAACTTATAAGAAAGCTTTTAGAATGTTAAGTGAACACAAAAATTTTTACTGTCAACCTTGTTTAAAAGTAATAAAGAATAATAAAATGAAGCAAACTTGTTTAGAAAAATACGGACACGTAACTAATTTATTAGTTGAAGAAATAAAAACGAAATCTCATTCAGAAGAAACGATGTTTAAACGAAAACAAACAAATATAATAAAATATGGTTCTGAATATCCTTCTCAAAATGAGTCTGTTAAACAAAAAATGAGGAAATCTATATATGAAAAATTTGGTGTAGAGTATGCATCACAAAATAAAGATGTTCAAACTAAAAGAACACAAACTAATTTATTAAAATATGGTGTAGAGTATACATCACAAAATGAAGAAATTAAAAACAAAATAAAAGCTACCAACATAAAACGTTTTGGAGAAACTGCTCCTGCAAAGAACAAATGTATTCAACAAAAAATTGAGAATACTAATTTACAAAGATATGGTTATAAATGTGCTTTACAAAATAAAGATGTTCAAACTAAAAGAAAACAAACTAATTTATTAAAATATGGTGTAGAATATCCTTCACAAAATCAAGAAGTTAAAAATAAAGTTAAACAAACTTGTTTAGAAAGATTTGGGGTTGAATATGCTTTACAAAGCGAGGAAGTAAAGCATAGAGGAAAACAGACGAGTTTACAAAAATATGGTTATGAACATTACCAACATAATAAAATTGTATCTGAAAATGCTTCAAAAAAAGCATATAAACTCAAAACATTTATAACACCTTCTGGTAAAGAAATTATGTGTCAGGGATATGAACATTTTGCGATTAAACATTTAATAAATGATGAAAACATTAATGAGCAAGATATGTTAACAGAAAGAATAGATGTTCCAGAATTTTGGTATAATGATAAAAATCATAAAAAACATAGACATTATGTTGATATTTTTATTAAAAGTTTAAATAAATGTATAGAGGTTAAATCTACTTGGACTCTTAATAAAAATAAAGAAGTTGTTTTTTTAAAACAACAATCAGCAAAAGAATTAGGTTATATTTATGAAATATGGGTTTATGACGAGAAAGGGATTTGTGTCGAAAAATATTGTTAATTCAAATTCCCGGCATTTGTTGCACGAGGCACGTTATTTCCTAAAAAATTTGGTTTTGGACCAAAAATATTTATTGTACGAGAATCAGAATTTATTGGAATCCTCCAAAATGAGATCCACTTTGGGTCGGCGTTTTCCATAGGTTCAATAACACCCATATGGGAATCGGGCGCCAAAGCTAAAACCATATATTTAGCCAAAATGAACTGACTTTGGAAGATCTGTTCAGGACTCATACGAGCAAACCATTCATAATGTCTGCGTTTTAAAATCATTTGATCAGGAACCCATATGCCATACATTTTGCCATAAAAGTGAATATAATCGTCACTTAATAAAGTCTCAACTGTGACTGCTTCATCATCTACAGTTTTTGTTCCTATATCAGTTCCAGGAATTAAACGCATTTTTCCTTTTGTAATTTTTGAGTTACACCATCCATCGAATTCTCCTAAAAAGTTGGATTCAGCAGTATAATCAGTTGAAATTGTGCGTTCCATAAAATTAATAAACTCTTTTACAGTATCATTCTCTTTTTTAGCGCCCATAAAATTAGCATTAGGATAAAATAATTTGTTAGTTACAGTTATATTCGTATCAGAATTTTCACAAACAAACATAGAATCATCATTGATGCCTTTATTATACAAGGCAATTAAGTCACTAAAACATAAGAATGAAATAGGGACATTAAGACCACCATAAGTATAAATTAATTTAGCCATAGCAAGCTGTCTAATATAACATTTAACTGGATCTGCAAGAAGAGACATATTTACATTCCATTTTGGAATAAGCTTTTCAAATGAATCATCATCGATCAAAACAATTTTAAAAGAATTATCACAATTTTTAATAATACTCTTAACAGTTAAATATAAATAAGGTTGATTTAGTTCATTAGAACTTCTGGAACCAAAGCTCATCCAATTTCTAGAATTATATTCGTGAGGAATATGAATCCATAATATAGGTTTTTTACTCTTATCTAAAGTTTTATCTTTTAACAAATACTTTTTGATTTCTCCATAATCATCAAAAGATGTAATTATAGATTGTTTTTCAAGGTATTTTTGATAAAGTATGCCTAATGATATAAGTATGGCAAATAGAATAACGTAATTAGCTACTAACATATATTATAATTTTATATTATATTTTATTCTTTTGAGAAAATGTGTAAAACTGGAGTCTGATAAATTTGTGAAATAAAGGCAAATAATATAATCAACTTCACGATTATTGGAACAATCTATTCATATTTACTGGTCTACCAATTAGTTAATTGTTTAATATCACCCCAAAATGATTGTTGTTTTTCTTTTGCTTTTTCTGATTCTTTAGCATATTTAAATGCTAATGTAGCAGAATGTTGATCGTGTTGTTGTTGTTGTTCAAATATTTTGCGAAGCGATTCTTCTTTGGTTGGGGGAGTAATATCAACTCTGTCACGATGCGCTTTATATTCACTAATATTATTAAATTTATGTATTTTTTCGTAGTCATCTTGAGTTACAGGTATTAAAGTTTCAGTATATGCTTGACGTAAGTCAGTATAATTATCACCTGTAAAATTATCACCTCCATTAAGTAAAGAACCGCCAAAGGTTGAAGAAAACATATCGGTAACTCCTGTATAAACAGATACAGCTTGTATTTGTTTCTTTTTTTGTTCAAAAATATCATTCATATTATTTTTGGTTACATTTTCATCAATATTCATCATTCCTTCGTCAGATTTAAGCCAATCACCATAGCCTTGTTCTATAGGATTGTCGACTCGATGTTTTTCAAAAGCTTCATTAAACCAAGAGTTAAAATTTTTTGGATCCTTGAATTCCTTGTTCTTTTCAAACATATTATTGAGAATATTTTTGTTGCTTTCGTCAAAAAATTCTTCATCCTTATATGTCTTTTTTGTGGATTTATTTTGAAACTCGTAAATACTATATAATCGTTTATAAGCTTTTGAAAAGAATAGAAAATATTTTTGATCAAGACGAGATTTATCTGGATGCATTTTGAGAACAATTTGTTTAGCATTTTTGAGAGTAGGTTCATTCAATACACCATTTTGTATATTAAAAAGATGATATAAATCTTCTAATGAATAATGATCTAAATCTAAATCAAGTGTATCTAAGGTAGTATTATTAAAATTAACGGGTTTAGATAATTGTGAAGATTTTTTTGAAGAAAAAAAAGGGTCATTGTTATATTCGTTATTAGAATCGTGTATTTTAATTCCAGATTTAGGACAACTAGTAGGAGTGCATTCGCCAAGACCTTTGTAGTTCATTTAATAATATAGAGAATGAATATTTAATTTATTATACGAACTAAATATTTAAGTTAAAATGGTTGTCTAAAATGGTGATTGTTGGTACAATGTTCTGATGCACAACAACAGCCGTCATCTAGATAAATACGATAAATTACTGGATTAGGGAGAGGATAAATAGGTTCTAATTTAACAGGATTACATATAATTTTGTCTCTAACAAAATCAGATACAATAGTTTTAGAAATTGGAACTTTAATACGTTCTCCACTAGGAGCATAAAAAAATAATTCTCTGATTTCACTACTTCCAAAGTGGTCAATTATGTGTTTATACAAATCGATAAGTGTTTCAGTTTTATAAATAGTGATAAATACACTATACCCGCATAATTTGGTTATTTGAAATGTATACATTAAAGAAGTCATATTTTCTATATATTTGTTTAAATGATCGTGATATTGGTTGTCCATTTTACACAATGGTAATTTTTTGTCTTTAAGTTGTTTTCCAATATATATAAATCTTTATGTATTTATAATTCATTAATTACTTATAAAAAGTATATAAATAATTATAAATATATAAATATATAAATGTTGTTAAATCCGATTTTTGATAGAGAAACCATTAGTAATGAACAAACTCTTAAAGAAGATAAAAAACAAACACCTGTTACAGTTGATGATTATAATTGTTGTATTTTTTGTGATTTAAATTTTATTTGTTGCTGTTTATTTACTTAAATTATTTGCTTCTTATAGATAGTAAGTGTAAACCACATCTTTTAAAAAATGCATCCAAACCAGTTGGATCTGCTCCAGTAATTGAATCATCTGGTATATAACTAGTATTTCCCTTTTTAAAACACATTATAACTGGAATTCCATTCACCATTCTTTTACTTTTAAAATATGTATATAAATCGACTGATTCATCAACATCAATTTCGCAACAAATAACATTATCAGGCGAAGAAGCAAAAAAAGCATCAACTATGGGTTTTATTTTTTTACAAGGTCCACACCAAGTTGCACCCATTTTAATAATTACTAAACCAGGATTTTTCTCCAATAAACTAATGAAATGCTCTCTACTTTGAAAATATGATACTATTGTCTTGTGTATATTAGACATTTAATACACTTTAAGAAAATAAATAATTTATAGTTCCGCAATAAATTATTTATAGTTCCGCAATAAATTATTTAATGTTATAATATATTATGAGTGAAACTATAGAAGAAATAATATTACAGTTAAATAAATTAAAAGAAACTGGTGTTGCAACACACTTAGAAACCACAGATATTTTATGGGATATTCCTAATCAATTTGTAAATTCTATCGAGACTTTATTAATTATACTAACAAAAACCTCATCTATTCCTTTAATACCAGATTATACTGAATCAGAAATATATACAAATTTAGGTATTACTTTGGAACAATCTAAACTTATTCAAGAATCTAATCAAACATTATTACAACTTCAGATATATATTACAAAATATTGTGTACAACAATATACAATTGCTTCATATATTAAAAAAACGTTGGATGAAATTGTTTCACAAATTCCTGAAACAGATATGTCTAATTTAATAGAGTTTATTACTAACTATAATTTAAACCCAGACAAACTTCAAATGGGAGGAACAATACCAATGAATATATTAATACCACTTCTTTTAAAATTTTTATTTATATTATTTATTATATTACCATCTGGGTCTGGGTCTGGGCCTGGGCCTGTGTCTAGCGATCAAACTAATGAAATACAAACGTTAAAATTAATATCTAGTGATAAAACAGAACAATATCAAAAAGGAATTGTATCTTTTCCCGAAGAACAATTTGTAAGCGAATTATTTAAAAAACCAGAAATAACTTCAGGACAAGTAAATATTAATAATATTGTAGCTCAATATGATAAAAAAATTAAAGAACAAACTCAAGGGCTCATTGGTTCAGTTCTCAGTTTTCTTAAAACTCCAGAAGAAGGACAAATTGTTTTACAAAATATTATACAAACTTTTAATACAGATTCAAGAAATTTTTCTAGAACTGCCGAACAATCGTGTATTGAATTAATGATAATGGCAAAAAATAAAGGCGTATTTAAAGAATGGAGAGATATGAATAGTTTAAAAGAAACAACCGATAAACTTCAAGACATAAGCACTGCTGTTGCAAATCAAAATGAAAAAATACAAACTGGTATTTATGGTAACACTGTGGGAGCAATCGTCTCAGGAGTAACTATACCTCTTACCGGAGATTACACTGCACCAGCTGTATATATTGCAGAATTAGGAGGTAATTTGTGGGATTATATAACATCAACGGAAACAGCAATTAAAGAAACTAAAGAAGTAATTACACAGCAACCGTCTACCATTGTAGTTGTTTCTGAAACAGAAAAAAAATTGTTAGAAGCAAAAATATTCGCATTTTCAAAATTATATTGTTCGTTTGGTTATAATCTACAATTAGATTTAAAAGGAACAAATGTTTCGGTAATTGGAGATAAGATTGAATATCTATGGATGATTGAATTAATAGATACTCTTGAATCAAACCTTAAATTTCAAATTACCAAAGTATCTCTTTTAGAGGGAGATGAAAAATCAAAGCAACTTACAATTAATACATTAGAAAGTCTAAATCAACGTTTAGGTGTATTAAAAGCAATAACAGATCATTTATATAATATTATCAATTTTTCTTTCAAAATTGAAATGATGAAACTATCACGATTTCCATCTCCAAATAATATGGAAGAATTTAAAACTTTTTTAACAAGTGAGTTAAATAGATTAAATGAAATGGTAGTATCATTAAATAAACAATTCCCTAAAAGAGCTTCTGAATTAGTATTACAAAAAAAACAAATAGAAGAAGAAATCGATTTAAAATCTTTTGAAGAAGATGTTAATGATATGATACAAAATGCTACCAGCATTGCAAGACAAAGATCTTCAGATAGAAGAGCAAAAGAACTAGGGGATTGGTGGGTCGCATCCGAAACAATAGCACAAAGTTGGGTTAATATTGGGTTGAATACAACTGAATTTGGAAAAAAAACTCTAGGAACAGCTGTAGAAACATTAATTGATTTAGGTGCTGAAGGTCCATTAGCCTTAGTGCGTTCATTATTGAAATTTGTAAATAATGTTTTATATGAGTTATTCGTATCACCTGCTGGTTGGTTATTAATAATTGGAGGTCTATTTACTATGTCATTTATGTTTGGTGGAATTAGCGGAATAATTAAGATTTTCAAATATGGCGGAGATATATTTTTGACAATATCATGGGGTGGTATTTTATTTGTGTATAAATTGATAAAGACACCTTTTGGTTATATATATCGTCAAATAGCAACAATGTATATTAATAATCCTACTAATATACCGCAAATTCAAAATTTGCGTCAGTATGGTCAATATGGGGAAGCAAATTATCAATCATTTTTAAATAAAAAAGAAGAAGGTGAAGAATATGACCCTATGATGAGATATCTTGGTGGAAAAAGAAGATCAAAAGGAGGAAAAACACGAAAACATAAAAAGAAGAAAACACGTAAGTTGAAACGTGGTAAAAGAAAACAAACTAAATACAAAAGGAGAAAACAAACTAAGAAACATTGAAATAATATCTAACTTAAATCTTTGATAATTTAGATATTATTTTATCATAATTTTTTTGTGTTTCTTCAATAGTTAATCCATTCCGAGGCGTCCACCATCAGTTGGTTTTAGGTTGGATTAGCAGGTTTAGTATATGATAATCCGGGAATTGCTTGTTCGAATCCACGAAAAAATATTTCTACAGAGGCAGTTCCATTCGAAGCTGTCGCGTTATTATCTGATTCGTAAATCGGGGTTCCTGTTGTGATTCCAGTATTAAAATTATAAAAGACTGGCTTGGATGATGTATTTGTATAAGCTCTACTCCGTTGAGTTCCATAATTTATTGCGCTATAAAGTATAAAACCCCAACCAGGATATACAATCCAACCATCATCAGCGTACCCCGCCCCCCCACCACAACCCATATTTTTTAATGAACAAATAATCGGATAAATGAAAGCGCCGGTAGAGGTGCCATTAAACATATAAACCCCTGTTTGGCTTGTTGTTGTGTATATATCTTTACTAGGAACTTTTGCAACAACGGGGTTATTCGACTCGTCATACCAGGTAGGTGTTGTAGGTGTTGTAGGAAGTGTATAACCAGCATCATTATATTTTGAAGTAGCCCTACTATCCATATAATATAATATAATATAATATAATTCTTAAACGTACATCAATCAACTTCTTCCTAATACTTGTATTTTAGACCCTTTTATTTATATATATATATATATATATATATCGTCAAATAGCAACAATGTATATTAATAATCCTACTAATATACCACAAATTC